TCGGCAAGTTATCCACGAACCAGGCAGGTACGATCTGCAAGTCATTCTTACAGGCTTCCAGTGCCTTGTCAATCAGGTCGTGTATCTCAATGCCGCACTCTGCCAGCCGACCCATAGTTGACAGTTTTGCGCACTTGCTCATGGCTTCGATCAACGCAGGGTCAGCATCGTCAAGAATCTTCTGCTCCCAGTCGTGGACTTCGTAGCCAGTTGCCTTGGCTTTCAGTGCGTCCCAGATGATCGACAAATAGCACTGCAAAGGGCAAGTCGCCGCCTGCTCAAGTCTGGTTCTGTCGAGGATTATCGGCGTAAATTTCGGTTTGGTCGGTTCCATTATTTATCCTTTCTATATTCCTGAGTTCTCCAAGCGGAGCCCCAGCCTTTTTATCATTTCCGGCGTAAACTGTTCTGGGCTGTTTACTTCTTCCTCCGAACGGCAGAGGGCTTCCGCCGCCCATTGTGTGAAGTCCGTTCCGCCTGCGTCAATGTAATCGCTCATAAGTGTATCGTAAGCCCTATCGTCAGTCTCGACAACCTCGGCCTCAATAACAGCTTCCCCTACTCCAGCGGAGTCGCCCTGTGATGCAACGACATCCGCTGGCTTTTCAGGAGGAGGAGATGTTTCTGTTTCTGGCCGTTTACCGCGACCTGCCATTTGTGCGTGCTTCGGCTCTGCTACGTCGAGCCGTACTGGGAACATGACAGCTTTATCTGGCTCAGTAAAGCCTTCCATTACTGTTTCTGTTGATTCTACTTTCTTACGCCGTGTGTCCCTTGGTTCTACATCGCACTTCGGAGGCTCAAGGGCGTCCGGCTTCATGTCGGTCAGTTCCATGTCTGTATATGCACCGCCAAGCACATCGGCGTAGTACAGCCTCGCATGGAACGTAATAGCCCGCCATGTCAGCATGACTTTCGGGTACTTCTTCCATGTCGCACTTGTCCACAAGCCCGCTGTTTTTGCGTCTGCTATGGAAAATGTTGTCTTGGTCGGTTCTTCAAAGCCTTTGCGTTTTGACGTAACTTCGATAGCAAAACTGTCCTGTCCGAATGTGCCTTTTTCTTCAACCTGCCACTGACAACAAACTCCGCTTTCCAGAATCAGCCCTGCAACAGCAGATGCCGCAATGCCAACCTTGCCATGAACAACGTACATGTTGTTTATGCCCCACCACAACGGCTTGCCAAGCTCTTTGGCCGCCTGTGCAGCAATGATGATCTTCGCCGTACTGTTGAAGTGAGCAGGTACTAGCTGGCTCGCAAGGAACGTCTCTGCAACCAATGTCGCCTGTGCCATGTTCTGTATCGCAAACCCATTGTCGCCAAACTCAATCGTTGTCGCCAAGGCTCTGTTTTCTTTTTTCGTTGCTTCATCCATTAGTCAAGTCCCTCAATTCGTCACGCCATTCTTTGTAAGGTGCAAGCACGCCGTCGCAGGCTTCCGCAATGTCTGCGTCCACCGGAATCAAGTGATACGCCTCTACTGTCGAATACGACGTTTCAGCGTCCCTGCCCCTTGCCCGCGTCCTGACAAGTCGGCCTGCTTTCCATTTCCATTTGTTATTTTCCATCGGTTTGCTTCCTGAATAATACGTGGGTTGGGGTGAGGACTTCGTAATCGTCTATTTTACTGATGTCGATATTTAGGTCAGTGTAACCGGACTTGTCCATGTAAAGCCTCGGTGACGGACTTAAGCGATGGTCCACGGCTATCCTGTCATCCTCATACAAGAAGCCGATGAAGTCGGGATGGCTGGCGGCGTAAACTATATTTATGCTTGGCTTATGCCCGTCCCAAACTAAGCAATTTCCATCTCTATAAACCTTACACTTCACAGTCTCCGGTTCTTCTTCGTAGTCGGGACGCAGGCGTAGAATAAGAACATCTTTGAATCCTCCGGCTATGAATTTCCACTGCATGTCGCCGTGGCTTCGTACTTCAAAATCATTGTAGCCGACCTTGAGAGCCGCATTCTTCATGTCGATTGACCAGCCTCCAAACGCCAGCCACAAGTTATCTTTCAACGCCTGAATAATTTCTTTTCGTGTCACTTCTACCCTTTCGGTTTAGGTTAAAACTGTTAAACATTAGCTTACTTGGACGGGGTTGCGAATCTGCCTCTGTTTATCAATACCCCGCATAGGAAATTCAAACACCATGCCTTACCCCATGTCAAAACAGGCAGGCTAAATAAGTACGGCATTGTCGCATTCCATGTCCACTTGATAGGAAACGCCAAGAGCATTCCAAGGCCCGCCATAAGACATATAACTCCGATTGATGTGACCAAAGCCACTACGATTTTTTCCGCTGCTGTTGTTGTTTTACTCATTTTTCTAATCCTTAAAAAGTAATAAACTGTTAAACATTGGCTTCCGTCAGTCGTCTAACAGGAATTTTACAGGTGTCTTGTCTTTCAAAAAAACCTTTTGTTCTAGCTGAACCTTGGCAGCATGTACTGTTTTACCGTACATGTTTGCGTGTTCTTTGAGTTCTGCGTTTTTCATGTTTCCTGCCATAGCGTCAAGATGCAACTGCAACATCATTTTCATGTACTCGGTCATGTTCTTGGGGAGTTCCTTCTTCATTTTCTTGTTCCTTAATAAAGCGTTTCATTTTTAGTTCAAGCCGTTTGGCTTCTATTAGCGATTTTGGTATAGCTGATGTTTTCAAGGCAGTCCCTGTTTTTAGCCTTCGCAAAATGTAGGTATCTTTTAATGCGTCGCGGTCTGCTTTCCCCTTCACCTTCCCTTTAAGCTCGTAGTAATCACGACTTTTTTCTTGATTAACCAGTTTGTTTTCGTGATACCGAACCTTGCTGCATTCGCTTTGTTTCGCCTGATTAGCATAGTAATAAGCCTTGTTCTTTTTTACTATTCTATCTTTATTAGCATCGTAGTACTTCAACTGAACCATTTTGTTTTTTTCTTTATGCTCTGCGTTGTATTTCCTAGATTGCGACCTAAACTTCTCTACGTTATCCAAGTAGTATTCTCGCCTGTAACTGGCTATTTTTTCTTTGTTTTCCTTGTGATATTTCTTTCCATATTCTCGTTTTCGAGCCTTTACTTTCTCTTTGTTCGCAGCCGCCCACTTCCTGCTAGATGCCCGCCTGTTTTCTCGTCTTTCTTCCTCGGTCAGCATGGTCACACCATCTGTTCTTTTTTAATACAAATAATTACCCACCTCGCTAGGATGGGGCATTTTGCCGGTATAGCGTTATCGCTTAAACGCACCTCAATACCCCCTACTTGACATCGCATACTTGTCCAGTTCGCCAGAGGGCAATCCGAACAGCCTTTTGTAACTGTTATTTTACTAGGGTTCTTCAAGTCTCCAGGTACAATACTGCGGATTTCTTCTTTACATGGCGTTAGTCGCCCACTCAGTGAATCCTCGATCCGCATAAGCCGCTGTTCAAAGTCTTCGTTATTGTCCTTGCAACACGCCCTCAGAACGTCAACGTCTTGAGCAAGGGTTCTGCCTTCTCTTTCTACTCCGTCTTTTTCGATACCCATTTCACTAATCCTTAAAAAGTTATCACAATATTTGCATTCTTGAAACACCAGTGGATTATGCTGTCTGGTGTTAAACGAGGCTTCGCATAACTGAAAGCAATGTTCTCGTCTTTGGCACTCATTACAGAATGGAGTTTCGTCGCCATAAGTTAAGTTTTCATTCGTCATTTTTAATCCCTTTGATTTACACTGCTTTCGATGATTAAACTATCGGGTATAAACGCAGATTTGCCAACTGAAAACTTGACATTTTGTTGAGATTCTCACAAGGCGTTTAATTGCAATGGGTTACGAAACAAGACAGTTGAGCCCCTAACTGAAATTAAGACAAGCGAACTCCCCGAAATGCGATTTTGCTTTTTCGTCGTACGCTTTTGCGGCAAGTTCTTCCGTCTCAAAGACACCTATTCGCTCTTGTTTTTTCCTGTAATAAATCTTCGCTATCCATCTGTGGTTCGATTCCCTTTCAACGCCTTTGTATCTGTATTTAGAATTTAGGGATTTCTGTTTATTCCGTAAGTTTTGTTGACGAGTACATATACGCAGGTTGTTTTTTCTATTGTCGAGCCTGTCGTGATTCTTATGATCTACGTCTTTGCCTTTAGGTGCGTTCGTGATTATCCTGTGCATCAGGACTACGGAATACAATAAATGCTCCCTGTCGCCATTCCTCCATTGCTCTAAACCCACCGTCCTGCATGCGTAGCCATAGTTATTGCAATTCCACTTGTACTTCGATAGGGCTTCGAAGTCTTCGTCATCTACAAGTACCACTGTTCCGTTTTGTAAGAGGATTTCTCTCATTTTACTACTCCTTGCAATAGTCCTTGAAATGATTAAATGGCAGGGCGGTCAAGGTGTCCGCCTTTTCGGTAATGAACCTAGCCATATAAATTGTAACCTTTTCTATGGTTTTGTCAAGACTTATTTCCGCACTTGCCGACCTTTGCTCCGTGGCTTGCGATACCCGAACTTTCTGAGCATCATTGAACGAACATCTGTACGAACTTCGTTCAGCAAATCACGCTTGTCCTCGTCCGATGCCCGCTTGTATTTGGCTGTTTTGAGCAGTCTGGTTGCCCGCCTGCCGTACTCCCTGCCGACCCACTTCAAGGCGTCTTGGAACTTGTCGATGCTGACCTGTGTTTTCAATCCACGGACTTTGCTTGAAGAATCCCACCTTGTTATTGTTGGGGAATGCCCTGCATCGTCAAGCCGTGATATTTCGTCGATCAGGTCTGAAACATTGGCCCTTTTTACACGGCTTCCCGATACTATGTTGAAGAATAGATTTCCGAGTGCAGTTCTACCTGCTCCCCCGACTTCCTCGCCGGTCGTAACGTCAATCTTAGCAGGTAAAGTCTCCCGTAACAGTGGCAGATTAGCCTTGATGCCGTCTAGCCACTTACCGCGGTCAATCTGCCTGTCCTTGGTGTCCAGTCCCTTTGCTACGGAACCGAATATGCCAGGTATCGCCCTTGACCGGATCGTGTTTATTGTTGATACTGAGATAGCTTTAGTTCCGTCTGCCAGCGTATCTGCCGTCAACAGTTCACGCCAACTTTCGATTAAGTCTTCAAAACTGTCCATGCCGGGGACTTGTAAGGTTTGTTGGCCTGCTCCCTGTGCGAACTTAAAAGCTGTATCAACTGGGCCGTCGCCATACTTCTTTGCGTAGAGCATTCCAACTATCGCTGGCGCAAGTGGACCGAAGAAGTCCAACGAAATCCATGTTTCCCCGATCTTGACTGCATTGTAAACGCCTTTTTTAAGTCCCCGGAGTTCTCGTTCTTTTTTGGTCAATGAGTCGTAGGCACTCAAGAAGTCGTCTGGGTCGATCATGCCGACTAGTATGCCAGCCATAAGCGTACCCAGCCCAGCCCTCGATATAGACCTCCACATATCTTGCGATGCTTCCCTTAGGTCAGTTTCGGTTGAAGTCGGGTCTTTCGTGGCTTTGTGGAACTTAACGAAATTAGCAAAGGCTGGTATTGCACCAAGCGGGCTTGCTTCAAGGCCAAACTGAACTACATTAGTGCCTGTCTTGACAAACGGTATCGTCCAGAACCCAAGCTGTAAGTCGCCAGTAACGCCGTTAATCCAATCTCTCAGCCCCATCGCTTTCTCGGCCATGAATCTCTTATCTGTCCATGTGGCACTTTCTGCCTCTGATATGGCCTCCACGCTAATCAGAGTAGCGTCTTCGCCTTGCTGTGTGATTATGTCCACGCCTGTCGTTTTAACAGACTCCTTGAACACCTGTAATGCGTAGGCTTCGTTCTGAGCGTCCGTGAACCCTTTGCGCATCTTAGCGATCTTCGTAGCCCCTATATTTGCATAGTCTGCCCTTGCTGCTGCTGCGAAAATAACATCCGAATAGCCAAGGATATACTTGAAGACCAGCTTCGCCTGCTCTCGCGCAACAGCCCTCGTTGCCGCTGCTCCCTTTTGGCGAACCCCTTTCGCTTCTGTAATTGACGGCCCCTCATTGTGCGTGAGTTTTTCGCCCAGCCGCATATCTTCTGCATATTCCCTGCTAATATCAAAGCCTGTCTGGTTGAATACAGACATTGCCATCTTGACGTATTCTACAGCAAATGGCGTATTAGAGCCTTTGATCTGCCGTAATACCATTCTTCGCTCAATAGCCTTAAATAGCCCTTGGACAGAGTTGCTTATGCTGTTGACTGTACCAACCGATACGCTTGTCAACATGTTTCCACGCCCAATACTGCCTGTCAGGACGGCTAAAGTGTGGACTGGTGCGCGGGAATTTAAGAACTTATCCATTTCCTGCAACGACTTTTTCCATGCGATTATCTTCGGTTGCAGTTCTTCTCGCCACTTCTCAGCCGCTTCTTTTGTCTGGCCACCCTCTTTAATCCCTTTGGCTTCCGCTTTTGCAGCTTCTACTTGCAGACCCTCGATCTCTTTTGCCTTTTTCGTAATGAAACCGAGTTCTTCGCCTGTGACATTCACGCCAAGCCGAGTCATTATCAAGTCTGTAAAGGTAGCCTCCTGCGTGTCTGCGTCCAGAAGTCCTGCATCGTCCAGTGCTTTCACCTTGTCAAGAATAGTCTTCGTTTTGGGCTTGGCTTTCCCTTTTGACAAACCAGCAAGCTCAGTCATCAGCTTCGTCATTGCACCTCTGGTTGTATTTGCCGCCGCAGCTTCCCATTGAGGGTTGATTAGTGCCGCCAACTCTGGGCCTGTATGCTTCGCCCACGCAGCCTGTCGCTCCGCAGACGAGTTCATGTTATACAAAGACTCTATCGACAGGTCACCGCTTTGCAACGCCTTTATGATCTTATCTGCTTCTGCTTTTGGTATGCACAGTGCTTTTGCCATTAGGGACACCTTAACGAATCTATGATTTCTTGAGCCTGTGCAAAATCCTTCTTCCTTGCCGCTGCGACTCGTTCTTTTAGGGTCAATACTTCTTTTTTTACTCGCTTATTTACTCTTTTGATAGGCGATTTCTTCATAGCTTTCCCCAGCCCAGCCCCGGCCTTTTCCATCTTGGCGGTTACAAGCTGTTTTGTGAAATTAGCCACCGAAGTATCGTCAAGGAATCCCTTGTTGACTACGATTTCCTGCCCCAGTCTGGTGTTTTCTGACCGAATCCAGTTTGCTATCCTTGCGGCTTCATCAAAGTTTTCGGCCTCTATCTGTTTCTGGAAATACGCAAGCCGAATAGCATTGTCCAGTATATCAGTCTGGTTGACTGCACCATACGCTATCTTCTTTGCTTCGTCAACCGACTTGCCGACAAAGGCAATGGCTTTTGCAACCTGCTCCTTAATTGAAATCGGGTCATACTCAATACCTAGCTCAAGTCCTTGGTCTGCCAGCGTCTTTTCCATCTGCAAGGCAATCTTACTGGTTGACTTGACTTTCCCTGCCGCAGGTTTCGCTGTTTTCTTATCCTCTTTCTCCGATAATTCACCTTGGGTGATTTTCTCTTTTTTCGTGTCCACAACTGTCTCGGCGACCTCAACAGTCTTTTTGGCCTGTTTGCCTTTGCTGGGTTTCTGTACGGGCTTTATTCTTTTTGACGCTTTCCATTCCTGAAAACTAATCCCTTTTTTTTCAGCTTTTGTTAAATTATTATATCTTACCGCTAACTCCTGATTCAAAAGAAAACCGCTCACCTTGTCGCCAGATTCAACGATTGCGATAACTTCTGATGTTTCAATGCCTTTCAAGGTAGAATTAAACAATTCCTCACTTTGGCCTTGTGCTTTTTCCAGTGAGTCTCTAGCCACTTCTACCGGATCGGCTTGCTGTTCAGGTGTTAATGGCTGATCCTGTATGCGTTTAATAAACTCTTGGTCTTCTAGTCGCCTGCTTTCGGCACCTGCCTCTATACTGTCTAATTCTTCTTGCGTGGTAGTAAATCTTTTAATGATGGCTGGTATTTTCTTAATCCCTGCCTTTTTTGCCGCCGCCAACCTGTGATGGCCGTCTTTCACTACTAAATCGCCAGCGGCAGACTCTACTAGGGTAATCGGTTCTACTGTCTCGCCAGCCTCAAACTTGGTAACGAAGTGATCGACCGTATCGGTATCAGTCGCATCCTCCGTCGTCACGATGTCTGTGTGGTCAACTTCAATGTCAACTCTTTCCGTATCTTTCGGTTTTTCAGCTTCTACCGCCTGTTCCGTCTCAACATCCACCTGCTTGCCCTTACTAGGCTTCTTGGCTGGCTTGGGCTTATCTACTAATTTCGTACTAACTTCTGGCAATTTAGTTTTTGGCTGTTTGCCCTTGCTGGGCTGTTTCTTCACTGGCTCTACGACCTGCGGAGTCTCCACGGCCTCTGGTACAGTTTCCTGCTCCTGTACGGCTGGCTGTTCGACGATCTCGGCTTCTGCCTCCGTTTCCACGGGCGCAACAACAACACGCTCAGAGCCAGCGACAGCCTCCGCATGCTCAGGCCCCGGCATGGTCGTACCGTCCGGCATCGTGTGGACTGTATCAGTGCCAGCTTCTTCGGCAATCGCTACGTCTGCGTCAAACTTCTCTTTGCGTTCCGGTGCAGAAGTCTGTTCGGTCACTCCCTGTTCCTGCAAGTCCTTTCGGCTGTAGGTTGTCTTGTCGAAAGCAACTGCCGCACCAGCCCTCGCAACGCCCGGAACACTAAACGCTATCAGTTCGACAAACGCCTGTTCTGCTCCCGGCCATAACGCCTTTTGTATCTTCTCAAAAGTCGTACCCTCGCCATCGTCTATGCCTGTTACAGTCCGCATCAACGCGCCCAGCCGTTCTTCGCTGTATTCTTCAAGTATGCCGTTAAAGCCTGCTTTGGTTGCCATTTTCTCAGCAAACTCTTTCGCTGTCCGGCCTGCTCCGCCTGATACCCACGCATCTTTCAGCTTACGGAACGCCGTGACTGCGCCTTTCGGCAGAACCTTACTTGCAATTTTACCGCCAATGATACCCAACGCCGTACCAGATTCCTCGGAAAACATTTCAATAAACTGATTGCCGATTGCCTTGTACGCAGACTTGTACGGGCTGTCTTTGGCTTCCTCGAATATCAACTGACCCTCTGGCGTTACCTGAATATCTGGCATACGCCTTTGAATGAAGTCATTCAGCGTCCTGTGCGGTGTCAAGGCTGTTCTGATCGCCGCTGATGTCACCAGTCCACCGACACCTGCCGCTACTTTCCCAACCTTACCAGCAACCGCTTTGCCTGTGGTTTTGGCTACCAGCTTCAAAATGCCTTTCTTTGCCGCCGCCTTACCCAAAGAAGCCACTCCGCCTGTTGCGATAAACTCTGCCATGAACGGTAACATTTCGCCTACAATATCGCCAACCTTTGCTGGAATAGTCTTCCCACGCTCTGAAACCTCGGCCTGTTCCTCAAGGTAGGCAACTACTTTTGTTTCGTCCTTTTCTCTTTCCTTGTCGCCAATCGGTCCGGTACTGTATCTGCCACTTTGCAAGCGGGTCGCACTTTTGTATAGCGAAGCCGACTCTGCCAACTCTTTCACGCCAAAGGTCGCCTTGTTGAAAAACCCGTCCCAGCCGCCACGCTGGACGTTCTCCCAAAAACCGATCTTCTCTACTGGCCCTGCTTCCTCGGCAGGCTGTGTCGGCAGTGCTGGGAAAGCGGCCTGTGCTATCAGATCATCGTATGCAAGTGCAGTCTGTGGCTGCGTAAACCCAGCTTCGGGGATGGCGTTCGCAGAAGCGGCTTGCTCTATCATTTCTTCGTATGTTGGCACTGTGGCTCCTATTTGCTAAAAAACGGGCTTTGTCCTGCTTTTATTCTCTTTCGAGCATGAGCAATCGCTTTTCTGACAATACTTTCTGGTATTTTTCCATTATTCGGAATTACATCATTAACCATAACATCAATTTCTTCTTGCGTTAAAGTTGGGACGAGCGTAGGGAAGTCTATTTCCTTGCCATCTACTTTAACATCTGACGAACTGATAGAGTATTCCGTAGCAACCTTGCCGTCTGGAAGTTGTAATTCACCCAAGAATCCAATATCTTTTGCTGTTCCATCTGGTCTTATGGAGTCATCTAAAGGCACTTTACTGGCCCCTTCCGTTACTTTTTTTTTTAGGTTGAAGTAGAAAGCGATAGCTTCTGGGTCGTCCTCGATCAGTTGTTCAAACCTAAACTTAGATTCCAACTTCTCGCCCGGCTCGACCGTAGTTTTATAGTTTTCGTACATTGCCTTTTTATCTGACACCGTAGCCTCTTTCAGCGTTGCAGGCGCAACTCCCTCACGCAGTTCCGTCTTGAAGTCGTTTGCAAAGTTCTCGTCGGAGTTGTAAAGGTCAATGAACTGTTGCTCGCTCATAGGAACAAAGTTAGACTTCGTGCCTTGTGCTGGGCCGCCATAAATGCTAAACCCTTTCCTTGGCTTCTGCCTTTTTGCTTCTGCTTTCCTGAATTTATTCAATACCGCCTCTTGGTCTTCCGCTGGCAACTCCTCAAGCAGTTTAAGTCTTCGCTCTGCCTGCTGTGGCTGGCCTGTCGGTTGCGGTGAACCCTGTGGCTGACTCCCCTGCTGACCGCGTTGCTGTGCCGCTGCAATATCGGCTTTGACTTGTTCTATCGGCCTACCTGTCTTGTCGGATATGACCTGTGCAGGCGATTTCGGATTTATCAAGTCATATCTTTCTATCGCATCTGGAATTGTAATGCCAAGCTGGTTCGCCATGTCTATAATATTCTTAGTCCTATTTAGGGCATCTTCCGCAGCTGTAGCTTTCTCTGCCGTGTCCCAGTCATACTGCTGAGTCTTTTCCTTTTCAGTGGCTTCAAGTTTTTCCAGTGGCGTAATCTGTCCGTCGAAAACCTCGACTTTCCCCGTCTTGAGATTGTAATACATCAGTGTACCATTGTCGGCAGTGAAAGTATTTGCTTTCAGTTCATCCAGCGGAGTAATCTTTTTCGGCCCCCACATCTTCGACAGGCCCAATTCCTGCTTATCCAACTCCTGATGGAACTGTTCAGCCTGAAACTCAGTGTAAGTACCGTTGGCAACGCCCTCGTCAATCTTGACCCTGGAACTGTTGATCGCGTCTTTCTTTCGCTGTTGCTCGACTGTGTACTGGCGTTCGTCACCATCTGCCTTGTGTTTTGCTGCCAGTGCGAACTCCCTTGCCCGGCGTTCCTCGGCTTCCCTGCCAGCTATCGAAGTGGACTCCCTGCCAAACTCCAAGTCTTCGACCCTGCCAGCCCTCGAGTAGACGTCACGCTCCGCTGTGAACTCTCTTGCTCGTTCTTGCTCGGATAGTCTGTCCAGACGTTCAACTTCTGCGTCTTCACGGCCAGCTTCAAACTCGGTCGCTCGCGCCGCCAGCGACTTGTCCTGTGACTCTGCCGCCGCTTGCAATCTGCGTTGCTCTGCCGCCTGCTGTTGCGCAACCCGCAAGTCACGTTCCCTACGCTGGCCCTTGCCTGTCTGGAAAGCAATGTCCCCAGAAGTCTTGCCCGATACAGCATGTTTTACTCTAATAGCCATCTTTTGCTCCTAAATGTTGCCGAATCTCTCTAACTGTTGCAGGAATAATGCCTCGTTCGGGCCTTCGTCTTCTCGCCGTTCCATGAAGCTCAACTTCTGGGCTGTCAGACTGTCAATGTACTGGGCGTATGCGTTTCTGGTTGTCGCATTGAATCTGTCAATGTCTGAACCGTAACTTATACGCTCACGTCGCAGGCTTTCGTTCAACCTGCCAGTTGCATCTACCTGCCCTCTTGCTGATGCCGCTGTCACCGCGCCCCTTGCTGTCGTGCCAGCCAACCCAGAACTGACCAGACCTTGTGTATTAGCCGCCGTAAGGTTCGTGTACGTCTGTGCAATGTCTTTCTTCGCCTGATCGCCCAAGCCAGCAAACTGTGACTCGTCAAAAGTCAATGTCTCCGGCCCTCTGGCAGTAGCACCCTCAATCGTCCTGCCGTACTGACCAAGAATGTCTGCGTAGCGTTCTTCGTTCGCCAAGTTTGCCGCATCCTGCTTCTCGGTGAACTCGGTAGTAAAGTCTTCAACTTTTTGCTTGTTTATTTCCGCAGGAGTCAACACCTTTGGGCCGAACTGCTTTTGGTATGCTATGCCGCTTCTAAGTGCATCAACGCCCGACGCTCCTGCGTATGGATTTCTGAATACCATTTTTTGCTCCTATTTATCTACGTTTAGAATTTTTGTCTCTAAGAAATTATAGTCCACTCTTGCTACTATATTGCTTGTCGTAACAGAGTCAAGTTTAGATTCTTGGTAAATCATGTACCACTTGCCGCTTGTCAATGCTGCTTCCATTGAAATATTCCCATACCATACCTGAGCTTCGTCTTCGCTTGCCAGCAAATCGTGTGTGTCGCTTGCAAGAACATCATAGTTCGCCCAATCTGTTTTGTCGCCAGATTCATCCCATTCGCCTATCGCGCAATACATATCGCCTGTAATAGTAAAGCTGAACACCCGCTGGATTTTCATTACTGCCAGTGCAGTTTGGTCCGAACTTGCCAGCCAAGGAGCAGTTTGGGTTGATTGGTAGGAATTTGAACTGTGTTGCAGGCTAGTGATGTCCGTCAACAGCGGAAGAAAACCGAACGCCCCAACTCCTGCCAGTGAAGACGAGAATATCCTACCTGCCTCCAAGGTTCCAACAGTCATCTTATCAGCACTAATTGTCAATGCTGTTATATCGCCAGCCGTCAATGTTCCTGCGTCAACTGCTATCGCCGCCAGCGTATTTACTGTAATCATGCCAGCATTGATAAGACGTGTTGCGTTGGCAGGGTAAGCCGTACCTGCATCGTTTATGCAGACAAGCCAGTTGCCTGTCGCTGTCGCAGTCGCCAGCGTGTTTGTATATGACAAGACTGTTGCAGACGGCCCAACCCAGTAAATGTATTTCAATGTCGTACTGTCGCCACCGCCTGTCATTGCAATTTCGGCAGTACCGAAGTTGATTGTTCCCTGTGACCAGCTTACTGTTGTTGTCGGGTCATTGCTCTTGAAGTCAACTGCACTGAGTATCGGGACTATTGAACCATCCGTGCCATCTGTACCATTCGTTCCGTCTGTGCCATCCTCGCCGGGGTCGCCCTGCGGTCCCTCTGGCCCAACCGCCCCGACCAAATTCTTTGCTGGAATCGGAGTTCCCCAGTCGCCAGCGCCTACTTTCTGGCTCAACCAGTTTACGTCTTCGGTCGCGTCAAGATGCCAGCCGCCTGTTTCGCCTGTCCCTGTCGGGTCGGCTGGTGTTGCGTCAAGGTCACTGTCGTTGTAAGTGACCGCAATGCCTGTTCCAGCCTGCGACATTATTTCCCATGCAACGCCATTGTAAATGTAAACAACGCCGTCAACAGAGTCGTAGTAAGCATCGTCTGTAACCGGGTCGGACGGCGCAACAGTGAACGAACCTTTGTAATCGCTGTTCGTTCCATTCTCGCCGTCAATAGTGTACTGATACCACGCTCCCTTGTGATACGCCAAGGTCTGGCCTATCGAAGTATTGTAGTAGTTCCAACCCTCTTTCGGCGTACCATGTTCGGATATAAGTGCCGCTTCTGAGGGGAATGAACCCTTGAAAAGTGCCTGCGCCAATGCACTCGACAATAACTGCAAACGCCGTCTGATTTTGTTGATGTCAGCTTTGGTTGCTCCTGAAACTACAATTTGTCCAGCCATTAGGTTTTCCTCCCAAACGGCTTCGTCTTCGTGGACACTTTCTCAATAGCCCACGTTTCGTCGAGGACTGCGTTTGACAGCTTAATGCCTGCTACCAGCCCAGCAATGTCCGGTCGCTGGTTCTGCGCCCTGCCGGGGCCAGTCTGCGTGTATGTGTACTGTGGCGTGGCATCAGCCTTGATTGCTTCGGTAACTTCTTCGCTGGTGTCTTTCACGAACAAATCCATCGTCAAGCCGTCAGTGTCAAGCTCAGAACCGCCCAACGCACCACCGCCAGAAATCATTACCAAGTCTGTCAGCTTCGTATTAGCAAAATCGTCTGCCGAAAGTGGCTTCGGTCCCAGAACAGCATAACTCTCGATAGGCAGAATGTTCGCCTGAACAACGTACCCAGAAGTAATATCCTCTGTCCATTGCAGGTAAACATCGCCCGCGTAAGTCCGAACCAACTTAAAGTTGTGGTCGTTCTTATCAGCAACAAAAAACGTATCAGTCAGCCACGACAGATATACCGGGTCGTTGTTGTCGTAACCGTGATTTAAAATGTGTACTACTAAATCGCTCATTATGCTCCATTATCTCCACGGCTTAACTCATACCATTTATTATCAGCCTTACAAATCAATACTAGCGTGTCTGTCGCGGTCATTGACCATGTTGCACTTCCGCTAAGGAATATGTTTGTTCCGTCTGTAATATCAAGCGAATGCTCTGCGATCACTGTGATTATCTGGTTAGTTAACCCGTCATCAAAATCTGTAATAGTTGCAGTTCCACCTGTAAGACATATCGTAGCACCTGAAACCGTTGGTGTGCCGGTATTATCCAAGGTTGTAGTTGCTTCTGTTTGATGGCTTATGTCTGCTCGGATATTTGCCGTGTTACCAATAAATACATTGTCTTTAATAGAAACAGGGAAAGATGTATTCCCAGTAGTATTTATGCCTATCGCAAAACCTTCTATGTAGTTTCTGGCTATGGAACAATCCTCTGCCTCTGTGCCTGTTATTTTAATCGCAGGATTAGTTGCTATCCCTACGCCTGCGTAAATAACGCGATTATCTTCTATGAAAACATGGTCGGAATCATTTGAACTTACTCGTATTATGCCCGACGTACCTGAATCGTCACCGATAACGCAGATATTATTCGAAACGGTTACTACTGACGCGCCAGCCAAGGCTATTGCAGTCGGAGGTAATGTTCTTACAGTGGCGTCAAAGAAGATGGTATTGCCAATGCAGTTTATATTTTGGGCATTTACGCCTCCACCTCCCTGAATCAGGATAGCTTCCCCACTGTCGGCATCGCTAATATGAAACGTATTATTGGAAATTGTACCGTTGATCGCTGAAAAACGAATCCCCTCAGTCGTAGTGTCTCCACTAGGTGTGTTTGCAAATTCATTATCATTGGCAGTGATATTGTAATTTATTCCATTTTGCGTTGAAGTTACAATCCCTCCAACGCAATTGATGAAAATATTACCCTCCATAAGTATTGATCCACCCACATCCTGACTTGATACCTCGAAAGCAACATCTGTCGCCCCTTTAACGGTGTTATTAGATAAGGTTACAGTTGCAGCACCCTCAATTCCAATACCAACACCCCTAAAACATGTGTCTATGATGTTGTTGGAAATATCTGTCGTGTCAATCGCACCCATCTCAAAGCCAAATCCAGGTGTGGTTATTTTCATATCCTTAACATAGTTATCAGTGATTCTAATGCCTACATGTGCTATATCATCTGTATTGTGTTGACTTGAAACCGCTTTCTGTAAGTCGGTAAAAGTATTTCTTGAAATAAGTGTATTGGAGGTAGTCCCTATACCTGTCATACTAATACCATTGCTTGTGAAATCATGCACCCAGTTATCAATAAACTTCATGTTCGATGTAGCTGAACTTACGTTCGCATAAGCAGCACCTTTTCCATCGTGTAAATGGCAGTTTTTAATTGTAATATTGTCGTTCGTGCCTCCCATATTGAAAAAATTAGAAGTAGAACCTTGATTATCACCATTACCGTCTATCTCTAGTCCGTCTACTATTATATTACTGCCAGACACAATCGGGAAAATTATAGTATCAGAATTGGCAATAAGGAATATAGTAGCGTTGTCTCCAAAAAGCGTAACGTTTGACAGGATTGAGATTTCTCCGGTTACGTTGTACGTGCCGGGGGGGAAATAAACAGTTCCTCCGCCCGCTGCGTTTGCAGCTATGATAGCTGATACTATTGCAGCAGTATCGTCAGCTTCGCCATCGCCAACAGCGCCGTAAGCAGGGTCTTTGACATTGAAAATGCCGCCAAAATGAGTCCCGTCTGTATTGTGGCCGACAAGCAAATAGCCATTATAAGCTGTTCCCCAAAGTTTATTGTTTTCTGCACTTGGTAGTGATTCTGCCATGCCTAACTCCTTACATCGCTACGCCTTCATCGAAATCGCCATCGTCCCAGAGTAATTCATAGGAAACGAAGTCGATGTCTTGAGCCGTATAAGCTGTGTCATTTAATTCGTCATTTTTATATGTTACATCAAAAGTTCTGATAAATCCATCATTACAGCCAATCATCAGCCGTTTATATTCTGCGTTGTCTGCCTTGTAGTAGAACTGTCCGAACAGCGACATTTGGTTTGGATAGCTCTCAGGGAAGAATCCACCTGTTCGCAAGTCGTACCAGAAGTTTTGATTGCTTCCGTCTTCTCGCTCTGTCACACCGATCACCAAGCCATGCTGCCTGCCGTCATAGCCCATTGTGACTACCTGCTTGTCTGCATCCAGCCCAAGGTCTTTTATGATCGTCGGTATCTTATCCATCGTCAGGTTGTCAAACGAAGTCAGGTTTTTCGCTATCCTGTAGATGCCGTCTGTCCCGACGAAGTATGTATTTCCGTCGCCATCTTTACACCAAGCGTCCCGACCCATGATTCCGGTTGTCTCATTCAGCGGGTCCAGTGAACCGCCACCTGCCGGGTCGCCTGCCAGAATCCAGATCGAATTGGAACAGCCGAATATCAGGTAGTCGTCATTGTAAGGCATCTCGGATATTACCACATCGCCAATCTGTCCTATCGCCGCGTTTGCTCCAAGGACTGCCGAAGCCGCATCTTCTTCCAGGAACAGCAGGTCAAACGGGTCGTCCTGCCGAGTCATATCCCAGCTATGCGGAACGGTGCTGTTTCCAGACAAACTTATTCTGCCCCTGAATCTGGCAAGTATCGTTGAAAGTGACGGCATTTCGCCTTTATAGTCTGGGTCTGTCGGGTCAGTGATGTCGCCGTATGTCGTCCACTCGTAGTAATGAGGTGGGTCTGGTAGCACTCCGTCCGCAGTCAGAGTGATCGAAACACTCTCGCCGTCCTTGTTCTGGCCTGAAAGAACATCGCCATTCGTGAATACAGCAGAAGTCGTATTGAACCCGTAGAATATATCTGTTGCCGAGCCTGTCCAGAAATCAACGACCATTTGAGCATTGCCAGCCCCATCGCCAACCAGAATCATCCCTCTGGTTATTCTGCCCGAAACAGTCCCCACGACTTTCGTATTTGAAAAGTCAACAACCCACTTATCAGACCCATTGACTATAAATATCTTCTGGTACGCCTCCACCATGTCTATCGGTTCGCTGGTATCAAGTACCAAGCTAGCCAAAGCAATCATATCGGACGGCTGGCTGTCAATGTCCTCATAATGAAAACTGTCGTCTGCCAAAGCAACAAGGCGTTTCTTGTACTTCTTGCCTGTAATATTCGCCGTGGAGGATATAACAGTAAAACTATACACCGAACCAGTCGTAACAGCCGCGCCCAGAACAGCGTCAATCCGCCAGAAATACTCAGTGCTGTATGTCAGCAATACTCGCGGATCGTAAGTCAACTCCGTAACTTCGCCACGGAAAACATCACTGTCGCCGTTAGTCACCTTGGTTTCGTTCGTCCCAAAGTACACCTTGTACGAATCACTCTCGACCGAATCAGTCCAGACCAGTACCGCATTGATAGGAACATCTGTTGCCGAATCAGTCGGCGATGTAGGAGTTATTGCCATTTAAAGCTCCACTGTCGTTATCTGTGCTATCTTTACCACCGGAGTCCCGCTTCCAATGTCCTGATTATACACTTTCCGCATTCCAGGTCGCTGTCCTCCTCTGGCTCTTTCTTCCAGAACGTCAAACGGACGGACGTTGTTCATGTCAGACGATGTATAGTCTGGTCTGGTACTGGCAGCGAAGTTTTTATTCACGCCAAGCAAGGGAAATCTAAACTTAGCCATTACAGTCCTTTCTATCCACTCTGCTTAAAGTAATCTTCAATTCTGCCGCCATGTCCCTGCACGAAAAACTTACTGCTCAGCACTTCTTTCACCGATACGTCATCTACAGTAACGGAAGCGCCTGTTTCGGCTTGGAAATACAGAGTTCCGGGGGTTGCTCCGGTTGCCGTGTAGGTTTCAGAGAAAGTCCCATCCACTAAGACCTTAGATACTCCGCCGTTGCCTATCAGTAAACTGGCCGTACCCGCTATTCCGCTTATCTTGTAGCCAACTCGGTACGACCTGCCGAGTACCATGCCGATACCTTGGCTGAGACTGAGCGTTCCGGTAGCGACGGCTATTGCCGCGTCACCTGCCGCAATCGCCCATTCGGCCCCCACGTCTTTGTCCCAGTCGGTGTCTGCCGCAAAATCGCCGTTCGTAACTAATTCTGGACCTAGTAACATTTCGTACCCTTACTTTCTATTTTTCTGCTGCTTCGATCTCGTTCATAACTGCTGCGTATTCCTGATTAACTAGCTTGAACTCTGCTTGCATCTTGCCTAGCTTGATGTTCAGGTCTGTTGCTTTCGCCTTTTTCACGATCAGCTTCTGTTTTTGCGCCGCTTCTTTTGTTTCTTTTGCCATCGGTCTTCCTTTACGGTTTAGTTATATCACTTATTATGACAGCTTCCCTGTCACGGATTATGTTTTTACCTTTACGGTAAATCTTGTTTATGTATCTGGATAAGCACACTTCCAGCCATTCCTTGTCAGTGTACTTCGGATCGTTGTTTTCGTCAAGCTCATTATTTGGTAGCTTTGCAAGAAAGCCTGCTTTTGCATCTGCTACGTTTGCGTCCGGTATTGTTATTGTTAAGTTTAGTTCTGCCATGTTATTTCCTTAAAATCCGTCATCTACTAATACTAAATCATAGCCGCCTACCGTGTCGAATGTATTTGACGCAGTAGTTAATGCAATTCTTATATCTGTTCTCTCTGGGAGTGGGCCTGCCGGAACACCATACTCGTACTGCCAATTTCCAGCCCCAAGGTTTACGAGTCCCATTTCTCCTTGGACTAGCCATGCTCCATTGACGCCATTATTAAGTTTCATCAGCCATCTAAACGTGCCGTTTTCTGCGGTCTTAGCGGAAGTTGCCAATCCAACATATCCTTTTACGAAGTACGCCGTTTTGCTATTCGGTACAGTATAAATAGTTTGTAAGGTCTGTCCGTCTCCTATCCCAATAAACATCCCAACATCGCCAATAGTTACGCCGCTTCCTGTTGATCTAGCGTAAGCCGTAATATCTCCTATGTTGGTATTGCTCGTTCCTGCTTCATGCACCCATGCCCTAAAAAGCCTGACGTAAGTATTACTAAGTTGGACAACACCAGTGCCGTTAAGAGTTACTGTTTCCTGTTGTTGGTCCCAGTTAGTATCAAGACCTTGCACTATTACTTGTATTGCCCCTATGCCTCCCGCGTCATCGTCAGTGCTTGTGCTAACTATATCAACATCTATAGCGGCGGTAGGATAGAAAGGATATACACCACCTCCACCCCATACATCATCACCCTCATCGGCAGTTGGGTTATGCCCAAACTTATTTATATGAGTATGACCGGGTATATTGCCCTTTGCCACCTCAAGGTAGAAGTCTCTTGTTGCTGTCCTATTGGGCATTATCCCCATCCTTCCGTTGTTTCATAGGTTATTTGTTCGTCATCACCACGATCTAGGATTACATAATCGCTGTTCTCGCCTAATAATAGTTCCGAACCATCAGGGGTTAAGATCACTATATTGCCGGACGTTCCGACATTCTTGATTGTATATGTCCTTCCGTCTACCCCTGCCGGAAGCGTTACTGTGAACGAACCGCCATCCGTATCGCAGAATACCTCATGGTGCGTATTGTCGAGGGTGGTATTCCCCGTTATTCTGGTGGTGTCTTTCCGTCTGCCGCCCGCCCCGATTAGATCAGCATTGACCGTAACCAAGTCCACCGCCGCATTGTCGCCTAGGGTGGAGGAGCCTGAGACTGCTGCATCACCTGTTACGTCAAGGGCTACTGCTGGGGCTACGGTAGAGCCTATACGGACGTTACACGGAGATACTAAACCACCGTTTCCACACTGTATAACGCCTGTAGTCTGGTTATGGAATATCTCAATCCAGTCATCGGCCTCGGTTGCATCAGAACTGTATATTCTTAACACTGGGTCAACTGAAAATGCGGCTGGTTCCCTGTTCCCACTAGCGCTATCTAATTGGTTTATGATCGTTATGTATCCGCTGTCACCTGAACCTACGTAATCATTTACGAACGTCGCTAACTGCAAGCAATCCCTGCTAGCGAAATTCTTCCACCTAAAGAAAGCGTCCCCGCCATCTCCGAGTCCAAAAATCTTATCGTCACCAACAATACAGTTCTTCTGGAATCTGAAATTGGTCGCACTTGTGTCTAAGTCTGTAACAGAGCTGAATACATCGAATTTGAAATCAATCCAGTTGTCGTATGTTCCTCCAGCCCCGCCCATTCTTATAATACCATTAGTGGAGTTGCTTATAAATTCAGAGTTCTCAAGTGTTATATCTCCATCAACATCCAAATCCCCCGGAAGCTCAACATCAACCATCCCTGCCGCAACAGTAGGAGAAAGAACGCCGTTTACAGCGGTCAGGTTCCAGAAGCCGAGAGGGCCAGAGGAGGGGATTACGGTGGTTACTTTCTCGACACTGTTAATGTAAAGTCCAGAGGGGCCGGTGAGGGCGAGGAGGGCGAGGTCGGCTTGCATAGTCACTTCACTGGCGAATCTAGCAGTATCGTTAAAGAAGGTGTCACCGTCTATCACGAACCTGTCATCTCCATCTTTCCACCCAATCTCGCCTGTACCAACATCAGAGTTAAAAAAGATACTAATATTATTAGCACTGCCATCGCCAAGATTCAGGGCGTGGCCGAGCATGGTTATGTCGTCTGTCGAGGTCAGTTGTTCCGCTTGAACTGTGCCGGTCGTCGTGATATTGTCGCCAGCGTTGGCAGGGCTTAATACTGTCCCGGTTCGTGTCCAATACCCAAATACTCCGCTGGGCGGGGCCTCTGGATTGCTGGTAAGCTCCCACTCCTCAGTTACATCATTCCAGACAAGAAGCTGGCCATCCGTTTCGCCTAGCGGTAAGACTGATCCTTTGAATATTTGACCCATTTAGCACCTGTTTAGCTTAGCAGTCCAGTTACCCAGCATATTTCCATGATTGCGCCTTCCGTTCCGGTAAAGAACATGGCTTCACCCTCAAGGCTTCGCATGTCAAACCCCTGTGGAAGTCCGTTGGCGACTGTCCAGCCGTCTGCGGAAGTGCCTGTGACGTTCCTACGAACAACTGTTCCTGCTGTCACTTGAAACGCCAGCGACCCAACATCATTTGGAACCGTAAAAGTCTGTTCAAGGCCATCGCCCAAGTTCTCAAAAGTTAAAGTTTCATACTGTAATTTTGGTGTTCTGTCAGCCATTATGTGTCTCCATCGTAGGTTACTATTCCTGGATTGCAACTCCGCCTGCCCCGGTTGTCCCGGCCTGTTCGGTAGTTTGCATCGCTGTTATCGCCGTTATAGCCAAAGTATTGTACGCTATTCATGGCATTGTCACTGGTTATTGAGGATGAAAGCTCCTCCTTGTACGCCGTCCACAATGGGCCGTGTCCGTCTAGTCTCTGTACTTCTGCTGCCGCCAGACAACTCGCAAGTATCGTCTGCGAATGCGTTGCCCCGCCGTATGGGTATTCGATTGTGGTATCAGCCAGCATTTCCGGCAACAGCCGCATTGCGTAGCTGATCGTCAAGGCTGTATTCGGTATTGTGTAAAACATAATCTCAAACCGCTGTCCGGTCGTTGTCGTCTGCACTTTCGGGCGGATCGCTGCGTAGTACGGCTGTGTTGACGTTCCGCTTCCGACATTCTGCGGGTTCTGCTGTCTGGAGTTTCGTATCACGCCCTCGCCGACAATAGTTATCGGGGATTCGAAAGTCTGTGACTCGATAACCAGCTTGCCGACTATTCCAGCAAACCCGTCTGGCAGGTCATAGTTGCCGTCATGGTTCAATACAAACTCTGCCGCTGTCTCAGTGTCTTCCGCCCAAGCCGAAGCCAGTTCGATAACTGTATCGTTCGTTCTGGAAGCGATTACATACTCCGTGGTGTCAATGACAATCGAACCATGCGTGGCTGTCCAGTCAGGCCATACGCCGTCCGTCAGCGTCATAGTCGTCGCTCCGTTCGCAATCGCCACTGTTCCGGTAGAATACGGCCCAACAGTCTCCAACGTCGTCACAGGAGTCAGGAACGACCACTTATGCGATTGCTGGTCTTCGAATACCTTCGGAGGGAAATAAAACTGTCGCAGGCCGGCTTTAATCGCCATATCAATCTTGATAATCTGATCCGCCGACCATGCAGCAGGAGTCGCCCCATGACCAAGATATATAGCCACGGACTGTTTCAGTTCTGTATACGAGACTGCTAATGTGCTTTCAGACATAATTACCTCTACGCGTCAACGTCATCTTCGCTTAGTTCGTGTGTTTCGCCGTCAATCTCGACTTTGTAAGTGATTGCGCCGCCCTCGGCAACCTCATGGCCTTTTACAATGCCGTCTTGCAGTTCTTCGCCCATGTAAACCTGCACTGTCGTTCCGTCTTCGATAGGCTCGGTAGTTTTTGGCTCTGCGGGTCCATTTTCTATGACATCTTCAAACTCTAGCTGGTCACGCTTCTCTGCTGTTTCGTCAACGACTGTACCGCCAGTTGCCGCCGCTTCGTCAAGGTCAAGCGTATGCGTGTTTTCGGCTTCTTCTCCGACTTCCGCTGTGTCTAGTTCAGTTTTCGCAAGAATCGGAACGCCCTTGAACTCGCCAACCTGAAACAGCCCTGTCTCAAGGTTAAACCCGCACTCAACAGCCATATTCAGCAAGTCCATCACGCTGATATGCGAACCGATCTTGTCAATGTACTTCTTGTACTGGAAATAACGCACCATGACTGGCTCTGGAACCTCATTCACCCCAAGCATACGCCGGAAATGGTCCCAGTGCGACGGTTGCATCTTATGTCTCATGTCCTCGTAATTCATTACTGCCCTTTCGGTTTAGGTTAAAAGATACGCCTGCCCGGAGACAGGCGCGTTAAATTACTTCTTGTCGTCTTTGCCGATCAAAGTGTGACCAGCAAGGAACGCCTTTTTTTCCATCCAATGCTCACTGTCCACTTCTTTAATCATATAACCATCGACTTTGCCCTGCTTCTGTTCAACTGCTTCGACCTGCTTTGCTTTAATAAACTTTGCCATGATTGGCTCCCGTTAAGGTGAAAAACGCCCCTGCCGAAGCAAGGGCATTAAATTAACTTGCACAAATCGCCGCATCAAAATTGCACGATGCCAGCGTTCCGATGTTGATATACAACACCAGATCAAGTGTTGCTCCGTCAATGGCTTGGTATTGGCAACTAGGTGCATACCCAGTCGCGCCATCAGTAGGAAGCTCGGCAGTTGTACCCCACATTCGAAGTACGCCGACACCCGGTATTTCTTCAATTATTCCGCGTCCATAAATCTGTCCGCCCATCATAAACTCCAATCTGCCCGTCTGGGCTTATGGTACGATGCAAGCCGTGACCACGAAGCCACGGCCCACATCAGGACCCAAACCGATATTTTAAGTGAACGTCGCGCCAACGTGCATCTGGTCTGTCCAGTAGCCCGCATCCGAACCGCCCATGTTGCCGTTCCATGCCAAAACAAGCTCGTCTTTCGCAGTGTCAAACACCGCAGTAGCAAGTGCCGTAGTCGTGTCAGACGCCTGCACGCCGCTTGTCACCGTAACGATGTAATCGCTTGTGACAAGGGTTGACAGAACATTAAACGCTTTCCTGACTGCACCATTCGAACCGCCGATAGTGATAGGATCAGCAAGGACACCTGTACTAGCTCCTGTCAAGGTTGTGATACCTGCACCGGCAATGAAAGTGGTTCCGCCTTGATTTAAGACGAACTGCCGTGCCGCACCGTTACTTGGACAGACATAATCAGAAAGACCAGACTCAACCCCATCTTCGAGGTATGCCAGTCTCAGCATGTTTTTAATGGTCAGGAAGACCATCATGCCAGTATCGCCGGTATCGCCTACGACAGTAAAGGTGTTTGCACCAGTAGCCTGCTTCACTGGATAAACACCCAGGTTGGCTCTGGTTGCTCCTTCTGCGGCAGTAGCACCCTCAACGACAGTACATTCGTACTGACTGGCATCAATCGCCGCATCAACGTAACCTAGTGCCGTTCCAGCACCCGTCAACGTGATAGTGGTCAAGCCTGTGCCAGAAGCGTAAACGCCATCTGAACCCATACCCAAGTCAGCGATTGCCAAATCGCCAAGGGTTGCAGCCGCCAAAGTTTCCAGCGGTACAGCAGAACCTCTGCCGGGCAAACCACCGTAACCGAACTTACCTGAAACGCCATTGCCAGCAGTGCTGTCAACGATACAAGTAACGCGACCAACACCAATAGTCGAAATTACTCGCTGCGAAATCATCGCACAACCGCCGGGCAGAGACAACTCGACCACTTTAAGTCTGCCGCCTGCGTCTGCCGCGTAACTCCGCGTAAGAATCCCTGCAAACCTGTTCGCGTTAGAAGCCGAAGGAACCGCGATTTCATTCTGCCCTCTACGACCCCAGGGGTCAGTGGCAAGCTCGCCTGTTCCGGTTCCGGCTGCGTTAAACTTAAAGCACATGCCGTCACCACGCTTCAATTCTGCTGTTCCGGTATAAACAAAACTTGCGAGCATTTCATTCCGCAGGCTTTCATACCCCGTTAAATTTCTAATACCACTCATTGTAACTCCAATCTTCCGGGGATCGCCCGGATGTTATGCCGCCGGGCACACCCGACGGCGTTTCATTATTTGCTGATGACAAAGTTGTTGCGTCTGTTGACACAAATTGTCTGATGCCTGTGGAACAAGTCCGCAAGGAAAAGACGTCTCTGAGTCGGATGCTGGTAATACTCGCTCAACTTCATGTTGTCGCCCTTCTTCGTCAGAGCATGGATGGTACTCATATCCACACCATAGACAGGATCACTGCTGTCTGCGTCAAGCAAACGAGCGTAAACGAACGGATTCTTCTTGAAGGTGATATTATCGCCCTTGTCAAGCCGCAGTCCCATCGCGCCTGTACCAGCAGTTTTCGGGGCCATGTCGTTACCTAGATTCTCGTTCTGAGCTTCGCCGATGTCCTCTACGCCTTCGATAGTTTCTTCGTTGACGAGGTACATACGCTTATTAGGCATAGAGTCGCCTGTTACGCCTGCGTCAGTACGAGGAGCATAGAAGCTAGTCTGGCGAGTAGCCTTTTTCATCTTCTTAATGAGGTCGCCCTTCGTGGTCGCAGTGTACTGGTCGGTGTAGTTCTTGAAGTTCGTGACTACATCCAGATCAATGTTGCCGATCCGCGTAAAGCCAGACGGATAACCGCCATTGAAGCCAGTTTCAGAGTTCTTGACAATCCAATACTGCAAACCCCAAGGAGTCAGGTCGTCCGAAGGATCGGGAGCTGCATAGAAGTCACGCTCCATCGTCTTAGCGACACGAAGCCACATTGACCGCGTCCTAGGTTTGATGATCTTATTGATCCGTTCTTTGCCGCGGTTGTCAATAATTTCGCCGTAAGTGTACTCAAGGCCGTCAAGCAACAGCGAGTAGTTGACTTTCATCTTCTTCAAGTGATTGATGATCGTGCCTGTTCTCTCGGCAAACTCGTCAACCCACTTAGAGTAACCGCCGTTGTTATACATCAGCGTTTGTTCGTGACCTGTACCGCCGCCAGCCTCAACCTTCAATCCACCCGCCTGAGTCAACAGCCACGGAGTTACCGTGTACTCCTGTAGGTCAGACGAAATATCAATAAAGGTCATATCGTCGTGAGAATCACGAGTCGTTTCCAGCATATCTAAAATATCATGTGTTTGTACATCGCCCATTTTATGAGCCTTTCTGAGAGCTATTCGTCGAGCATGTCATCAAAAGCCTTTTGCTTCTGCGTATTCGATACTGCTCCCGATACAGCTTTAGACTTCTTACCACCGCCGCCAAGGACGTTTTTCGCCCTCTTTGTGGCACTTGCAATGGTTTTCTTATCAGTCTCCGGCTGCTTAGTTTCTTTGTTAAATAGATTATTAACAGCCATTGAAAACAGTTTTGTACGCGTTGGGATAGCTTTTCCAGCCTTTACATAAGCGTCAATGGTTACTCCCATGCGTTTGCTTACCGCAATGCGGTTTGCTCGCTGGGTTCCACCAACTTCAAGGTCGTCAAACTCACCATTGCCAAGAACTTCGTCAAAGTTTTCGCCAAGTGTCTCAAATTTCCTGTCCAGCCAGTCTGCGTTACGATCTGCGGATGCCTGGTCAAGTCTGCTCGATAACACTTCGTTTGCCTTTTCTGCCTTCACAGCCCTGTTAAGGGTGTCTTGACCCTGCTTGTTCAATGCTTCGACCAATGCAGGCTCATAAGGATCGTCACCATCTGGATCAGTGCTTAGACCGCAATCATAAGGCTTTTCAGCTTCTTCTTCGTCTTTCTTGGCTTGTGCGACTGCTTCGTCTGCCAATTCCTGCTCTGCTTCGGCCTTTTCAGTGGCTTTCTGCTCAGGAGTTTTAGCAAACTCAGCGTCGATCTCTTTCTCAAGATCGTCTGCCGCTGCGTTAATACTGTCATCTTCGGATGTTACCTTAGCTGCTTCTTCCTTGGCGGGAGCTTCTTCTTTCGCAACTTGTTCTTCGCCATCTTCTTCGGCAGCGGAATCGTCTTCTTCGCTGTCAAGTATCTCGTCAAATTTCTCCATCGCTTCGGTTTCCTTTTTATCGGACTCCTCAGCGGCTTTTTCTTCGGTAGTTTTTTCTTCTACTTTTTCTTCGACCACAACTTCTTCGGTCTTCTTTTCGTCAACTACAACTTCTGTTTTTTCTTCGTCTGCCATTTGCTTCCCTTCGGTTTAGTGTCCAAAATAACTGTTACGGTCGTGAAACCCTATATGTTTCAAATACTTTTTCCTGTGACCCCTTGAGGTCATAATGGGATCACCGCCCTTATCATAATTCGTCGGCACGCCAGCCGCTTTGTCAAGTTTCATCTGTGCCGGAACTTCGTCGGGACTTATCCCTACCGCATAAGAAGCGTAAGGGTAAGTGTCACACCGCCTCTGCTTGCTGAAATCAGCCTTAAAGTCGCGTTCCATCACTGTCCCGTCAGCCTTGCAGACAATCTCCCCATCGTCTTTCATAGACCGGACGATCATTTCTGATTTACTGCATTTTGGACACTTAAACGTATATACTGGCATTACTTTTCCTTTTTGCCTTTGCTTCTCACTTTGGTTTTCGGTTTAGATTCAACCTTTGTCTTTTCTTTACTTTTTACTTTTGCCATTAATCTACCTTTTCTAAGTTTTCAACTGTCTTCTTTATGCCTTCAACCTTAACTTCCAACTCGCTTTGCGATTCAAGGTATTTCTCGAAATTCTTTACCAGATTTCCGGTCTGTTCCGAAGTAAAGGTCATGTATGACTCTATGGTTTTGTAATGACCTTCCATTCGAGCGTCCCTCAATTTCGACTCAGCCTGCTCAGCCCGAAGTGATTTTAACTCGCCATCTACACGGAGGCTGTATGCTTTGTCTGAGTCTATGTATTGAGAATGAAACTCAACATCTTTTTCAACGCTTGTTAAACGACCGCCACCAGACCATGCCATAGCGACAACTGACCCAACAGACCCTATAAGAAGGCCAACTACTGCTATTATAATCCCAAGCCAGTGCTTACCTGTTCCATTCGCCATGCTGTTCCCTTTACGCTGATGCTCTGGTTAGTTGGTCTGCCTGTGATGCCTGCGGCTTCTTGCCAAGCAGTGCTTCTTGTAACACTTGCGATCTACCCTGCGTCGTACCGCCTGTCGCCACATTCTTTCTTATATTCGTTCGGGTTGTATTTGGTGCTTGCCTGACTTCCGAAGAACTACCGACTGGCCGGGACAGGTCTGGGGTCGAATACTCAATGAAATCGCTTAACTCCGTGATATTACTGAGTTTACCGATTGTCTTGAACAGTTTTTCGACATTCAAAGTCACGCCCTGCTGTTCCATCATCGGCAACAGCGGAGGTATCATTTCTGCCAGAATAGTCCTAATCCCCTGCAATTTGCTCTCTGGCGACTGATGTTGCATCGAATATGGCTCAAGTTTGATATTGTACTGCAAGAAGTCGCCCTCGCGGTCTTCCGGGTTGAACGGGACAGCAATCGTAACACTCGGAAAACCGGGGGCTTCTTTGATTACATCTTTCTGTTTGGGGTTCGGGTCATACCACAAGTACCACATCAAGTCCATCAAAACTGCCGTCGTGAAAGTCGTAACCTCTTTTTGCATCTTCTGGATCCGCATGGATGCGGAAGCCGAGAGAAGCTGGTCCTGGCCTAGCGTTTCACTTTGAGGCCCCAATCCACCGAGGTTATCCAAGTTCCCGCCCATGTAGCTAAATATGTCTTTCAGCATCAATACGAATGCCAACGTGCCTTGGTTTATGCCGCCTGTGTGCAGTTCTGCTACATTGCGAGGATCGTCAAGTTTGACCGTTTCGCCGTCATTTGCAGTAACCATCGTATTCCCGTCAACATCGCCGCCGGGCCTAACCCCCAAAACCGTCTTTTCCCTGTCTGCCTGCCTGCCAAGTTTCCTGAACAGCGTATTTGTTAAGTCGTGAACGTCAATCCAATGCTGTGCAGGTGCAGACGGCATCGTACAGCCCTCTACTGTCCCAAACCCAAGTTTCCGGTAAGGTCCGTTTTCAGGCCCGTCCCAGTTGAAGTGCTTTAGAACCTTGCCTATCGGGTCGTTTTCGTCGCCTGAAAAGGTGCATTGCAGTATAAGATTCTGCTTTTTCAGGAAAAGGTCCAGCATTTTTACTACTGGCCGAAATTCAATGCGTGTTGAATTGTTTGCGTCACCCTCTTGAATATTGTGGTCTTTCTTCTTTTCGCCGACCTGCTCGCTTTTCAGGGCAAAGTCTTTTTCGGCTGTTCCGGGAAACAGTTCCATAGCTTCGTCGATTGTCGGATACCAGTAGTTTCCCTCGAATTGGCCGTTCTCGTTCTCTGAAACGGTCATATCCTCAATCCAGTTGTCCAGAGATACTGCATCTGCAAACGCCTGCCCGCTGTCGTGGGTTATGCCGCCGACTTCGACTTCTGACCTGTTAAGGCCAATTTTAATGATACCTTTCGAAATCAAAGCGCCTTTTACAACCACCGAAAGCGTATCGCCAAGGTCTATATCCTCGATCAGATTGTTGCCAGCCATTTCAAACCGGGTGACAATCTCTTTTAGTTGGGGGTAAAACGTGTTAATCGAAACTTGTGGGTTTTGGGCTACCAGACGTTGCAGGTAGATGTTCATGGCGAGTTCAAGCAAGTTCATCGGGACGGCTTTTGCTGCCCCGGCGTCGGAGTAATTGAATCCAACCTCTTGCCGCATCAACTCAAGCCGTTTATCACGGAAAACTTGCGCTGCTGTCCACGAATAGCCCACCGCTTGGGATAGTTCGCCTACGTCAGTTTTGCTATTTGGATCAAACGCCATATAGTTCCTTTTTGTGCGGGCATAAAAAAAGAAGCCATGCAAGAATGCAGCCCTGCATGGCTTCTTTGATTATTTTGATTGACGTTCAACTGGCCGGTCGTCTGTCATACCCGTATTAACTTGTCAATTACACTTCTACATATACACACTTTATCGGAAAATGCAAGGAAAATATTAAATTTATTTTCCAGTTGGGACAATTACTGTTTCGCCGTCCCCGCAGAACCACTTTACATATATTCCCCTGAATAGAAATTCTGTAAATTCGCCCACCCTTAGTTTTTCTCGGAACTCGCTAAATTCTATTTTCTTTTTTGGTTCTTCTTTGAATCGCCTATCTGTTCCCCATACCGGCATTTCCCAATACAGGGGTGCGAGATCGTCGCTAAGGGCGTTATTTAATTCTATCGTATGCGTTCCCGACCTTGCCCGTTCTCTCCTGACCAGATCCCTCAATTTTGTCATGTTTTCGGTCCAAATCATTTTTACCACCTTTTAGAATTTCGTGATTTTAACAATTGCGCCCGCTTCCTGCCAGCGAAACTTCGAGCAGGGGGGTCGCCCTGCGGTCTGCCGGTGTTGCCGGACGTTTTCTTCGGGCCAAGGAAATCGTAGCACTTCGCCAGCAGTACGTCCGCCACAACCCTGTCACCATGCGACTCGCCCGCACCAGACGGATCAATACTGTTCACCGCAGAACTATGCTCGATCTTGTTGCCTACCGTGAATATGTACTGCAAGCACTCCTGGTTGGAGTCTGAACTTCGCTGTATGAACGTCCGGTCTTTCAGCTTCCTGCGGTAAATACCAAATACGGCCGCTTTTTCTTTTGGATTCAGGAACACGCCCGGCTTGTCAGATACTTTCTTGCTCAATCCTTCTTCGTTCCTGCGGTAGTACAGATTCCTGTACCCAAGCCGGATAACTTCGTCCAAGGTAATTCGACCCGGACCACCCCCGTCAGGGACCATGAAAGCGTCATTGAAATACTTACACATCGCTATCAGCAACTTCGCAAACGCTTCTGGCTTTATGTTCGGGTCTGCGTACTCGGCAACCTTTTCTCCGGTGTCAATATTACCGAAAGCGACTGTTGAGTTACTCGCACCTGTCCCGGCTGAAATATCCACGCCAGCACCCATTTTCAGGTTCCTGTCGATCTGGTTCAAGTTGTCTGGATAAACCCACAACTTCAAAGGTCCGTTCGGAGCTTCTATAAACCCCATCGGGTCTAGTGTGTCTTCGTCAAATTCGATGTAGCCTGTTGCATACGGCAAGCACACGTTTTCCTTTTCAATCTCTGCCGTCAACGCAGGGTCGAAATATTGGAAGTCAGAACTGAACGGGTCAATGTCAAGTTCCTGTGCAATCTCGATAGGATGTTCAGCTCTAGTACATTCATTGTCGTACCACGGACTCCTGAGCTTGCCGTCTTTGATAAACGGGTAGTCGTCTGGGTAACTGTACTTCTTTCCGTCAACAGTCACTTCGCCGCTGTGTTCGTCCATCTTTAAAACTTTGTCGTCAACCGAATAGTACAGTCCCTTGTTTTTCTCTTGATGAACAGACCAGTGCAGTATCAGTTTTTCTATCGTAGTCTGCCCTATTCGATAGAATGAAGTAGCGGAGCCTTGGTGTGTCGAGTTAAAGATACGCCTTCTTGTTGCATCACGGGTCGCCTTCAATACCTTTGCGCCATCGGGTTCCACTGCTGCAAACTCATCCAACATGATTATCGTCCAGCGACCACCACGAGCGAAGTCGCCAGTAGTTGATTCGCCTTCGATTGTTGAACTATTATCAAGGTTCTCAAAATGGAGGTAGATACGGTACATATTCGGCTGTAACCATTTCGGTTGATTCGCAATCAAGCAATCAATTTTCCACATCAGCGACTTCCTGTCACCTTTCTTATCGACGTAATCTTCCGTTCTGGAGCCAAGCAGGGCTGAAAAGTCGTCTTGGAATTGCCACTGATGCTCAATACAGGTGTCGAAGATCCAGCTTGCTCCCATATCTCTGGACTTTTCAGCGTACAGGTCTACGTCGGACGTGATAATTTTATCAATCGCTACATCCTGGAAATTATACGATATAAAAGGTATGGTTTTGGCTCCCTTTAGGCGGGGATCGTATGTAAATGCCATCGTGTTAATAAAAAAGAGGATGTCGCGTTTACACATAGAATAAACATCATTCTTTGCTTCCAAGTCGTTCGCCACCAATTCAAGGAGTTGCTTGCGGAACGCTAAGTTCCCTCGCATTTCTTTGTATCCTGGTACGTTTTTTATGCACCATGAATAATACGGGTAATCGTCACCGTTACGTATCTCGTAAGCCCTGTCTGTGTATTCCTGCTTTATATCCAAAAATTGACCTGCTGGGATCATACCTTGACTCCTTCTGGGAAGTTTAGCTTAGCAAATTCGCCGAATATCTCTGTCGCCTTTCCGTCGTATGCCTTCGCCGCTTTTACGATACAGAAAAAATTACCTAGAAAAATCTGCTTTCCTTCTTTCTTGATATAGGCTCGCCACTTACTGTCGCGAGTATTCCACGCAACTCCTTTAAAGCCAGAAGTATTCTTAGATGATAGCTTTTGGTTGTAATGATTTTGCCTGCAAGTGCATGGCCTTATGTTTGCTCTTGTGTTATTCAGGCCGTTGCCGTCTTTATGGTCGCAGTGCTTGTCTCGTGGTAAGTCAAGGATAAATCTGTGCATACGCTGAGTACCAACGTACTTGCCGCAAACGCGAACATTCCTTATTGCGTAAGTCGTATTACTCTTTTTGTTGGGATACCATTCATACCTCATAACTTCTTCGTAGTCTTCGTCGTCAACTAATGCAAATTTACCTTGTGTTAGCGGAATCTGTTTCATGTTATACCTCTCGTAAGTATCTCTCGAAATAATTGATGGCAGGTGGGTCGAGATGCCCCACTTTTCAGCCGCTAAGCCTAGCCATACAAATAATAACATGTATCTACAGAAAGTCAAGTTAATTATTCATCCTCCGCAAGTTTAGCCATTTCGTCAAACCACGCCTGTTCGTCAACTGTATTGTAAGGCCGCTGTGCGCAACCCCGAATACAGACTTTGCCTGCACGCACCAGCTTCATAACACGCTCAAGCTCGTCTGCAAGCGGCTCAAGTTTCGCAACCTTGGCAATCAGCAGTGGCTTGCAGATGTCTTCCTCTGTGTGAAATCTGTGGCATTCTTCGCAGTGGGTTAAGCCTTTGTTTTCGCTCATTATATATCTTTGTCCTCTCGCTTATACCAGCAGTAAAAACTACTGAAAAACACCATGAAGATTCCTGTTATTATCAGTACCCATCCCATGTTATTCCTCGCTTTCTGCTTGCGCGGCTTGAAGTCGCTCGATCAGTTCGATTGTATCTTTGCCTGTGTCTTCCAGCTTGCCTGTCTTTTCTGCGTCTTCCTTTGCAAGAAGTTTCGGCCAAAGTGACTCATAAAACTTAGTCCTAGCCTGCTGGTTTTCCCGCAGTTCCATCAGCAACGTGAATGTTCCGATTGACGGTGCATCAGACGGCTCTACGCCCTCTAATTTCATGTTCTCGAATATCCACCGGAGTTTTTCGTTCTCGGAGCATGGCGGCTTGTCAGTGGCTTCGTCTGCTTCGTACAGTGCAATGCCTTTCGCAGCTTCCTCTTGCTTCTTCTCGTACAAATGCACTTCGGACGGAACATCGCATTTCTCGCCTCGGCTTCGTCTGAGCAAGCAACTGTCCATCATCAACTGCGCACACTTGGAGGGCTGGTATTGGTCGGTGCATGGTGTTCCCATTGGGTCTTCGATACTCAGTAAAACCTTGAAGCACTTGAACAGTGACTTGTACGACTGCAACACGCCCTCCGCTGCGTAAGTTTCCCGCTTCGTCTTCATCTTCGCTCTGGCAACTTCCATGCCTTGCGGATCAATGAAAGTAGCGACATGCCTGTCTTTCAGTTCTCGCTCTGTGTATTTTGTTAGTCTTTGGGCTGGCTCTGTCATGGTTTACCTCCTTGTAATTTACACAGGCAGGCTGCTTTGATGTAGTGTTCGGGTTGGGCGTAAGCGATAAATCTATGGGCATACACACAAACTTTTTTCCTGTCACCGCTTACGTCGTGATATAGTTTCCAGATAGGGTCTTGCCATGCCAAGTCCCCAAACTTCTCAACAGCCCAATCCCGCCACTTCATAGCTTCGTCCCATGTTAAGGGGACTTCGCAAGGGTATCGCTCTGGTAAGTCCCAGCGACACATCAACGGAAGGGTTTCATCGCAAACCTTACAAGTAACATGATTAACTCCATCATTGGCCATATCATGCTTAACTTGCAACACTTCCCCCGCCAGCCTCGACAGTTCATCACCGGTTGGTTTTAGCATTTGCTCTTTGGTTATCATTTTAATACGCTCCCTCAAAGTCAACAATGCTGTTTTCTCGCATGACTGCCTTGATAGTTATGCACCCAATCTTACCATCAACGTCCGTGCCAGTCAACCCAACAGCTTCCTGTAAAGTCTTTACGTCAACTTCCTCGCCAGCTATGTAGCAGTGAGGGTAGTTGGCTATTACGATCTTGTAGACTGGCTGAGGACTGTCGGGTTCTTCCCTGACTTTACTTACTATTGCGACTGTTGAGATTGCTACCAAGATTATTATAAATACTTCCCAATTTTTCATTTTTCAAGTTCTCCAATTCGGGTTCGCAGTCCGTTTATTACGCCAAGAAACTCTCGCTGTAAATCGTGCATGTGATGTAAAAAGGTGCTGTTCTCAGACTGCAATTCTGCAATCTCAGCGTCCTTGCCAGCCAATTTCTCCAAGCAACAATGCTGGATTCGGTCACAGGTCGGAGTCTGGTCCGAGAAGGGACAGTTTTCGTCGAGTTTACAGGGCATTATATTGAACCTCCGTTACTATTACGCCACACTTCACACACTCTCTCGTTCTTTCTCGCGGGTTAATTCTCCAATCGTGGCGGCAGTAGTCAATTTCTTCCGGTTCTTCGATGTGCGTTGTCGTTGCCGTAGGAACGTCAGGTTCAGGCTCACCGACCAATGATCTCATCACCGCCATTTCAGCTTCCAGCTTGGCAATGTACTCGCAGCGGGCAGCCTTCTCGTCGAATATCCGCTGGTAGGCGGCGTTGGCTGTTTCCATCCTCTCTCCCCACACCTTGCTTGAGTGCTTATATCCATCCGCGTTTGATCTGGATATAGATAACTGCTGCTGGGACTCAGCAAGTGCAGCCTCGGCAACCTTGGCTCGCTGGCGAAGTCTGATGTTTTCGCCAACCATATCACTCTTGATAACGCCATCCTTCTTGTAATCAAGATACTCCACAGACAATCCGCATCCAGGGCAACAGCCGTCGTCAGTCAAACAGTCCTCGCCGTCCTTGTGGTAGCATGGTGTTAGTTCGTGTTTCGCGTGGGGACAGACTTCTGCTTTGTAATTGTTTCTCTTATCATTTGCATCGTGCAATCTTCGCTTTTCCTTTGCAAGGTTAAGACGTTTCTCGTTATACATGATTACTCTTTCGGTTTAAGGTCGGCTGTTAAGGTTCCAATTCCGGCGAAACTGACTTTCTGCGGAATCGGCGACTGAATATTTTCAACCACTGGGTTACTTCCTCATTCTCAGTGTCGCATATTTTCATGTCTTTGGGATAGCTCAACTCAATGTATGTTCCATCGTCTAACGGAAGCCTCGCTATTTTCCTACCTTCGCCTACGCCCATTAATTCGTCCATAACAGTCTTCTTTCGGTTTAAGTCATTACTGCTCCCGGCCTGAATCGAACAGGCGTATTCTGTGGTCTTACTTGTACGCCACTTGCTCTACCAGTTGAGCTACGGGAACGGGTGGGGCAGGCAGTTGCGTCTCCGGGAGCGACCACGGTACTTAGCAGAGCCACCTGAACCCCATATTCACTTGTAAATGTCGGCAGGCAGTTGGTCTACTGCTGTTTCACATACTGCCCACTGCGACAGTCTGCTGCCAACAAACAAACCATAACCCCTATTCGACAACACGCCAACAAAAATCCAAGGTTTTTCGAAAATTTTGACGATTTATAACAAATGCAAATGTTTCAAGACTATATAACAACACAACCACAAATCAACATGCGCATATATTTCAAGCAGAAACAATAAACACAAACCCCCCTCAACCAAACAAAGGGTGACTTACAAGATAAAAAGACTACAGGAACATGCTCAAGGTGATTTTAAAGATGACAAAGGTAGGGAATGGGAAAAGGGGAAAGGCCGCTCTCAAGGTATCTAGGGGACCCAAAATAAAAAAGGGGGGGGGGCGTGGTTCGGATTCTGGAGCCAGGAGGGATGTTCTAAGCAAAAAACCTTGATTTTAGGGCTCTGGGGGCTGTTCTGGCTGTGTTGATGCGTTCGCTCCATTGCGACTAGATGGCTGGTTAGAGCGTGTAAACGCTGATTCATGGCTTGATGCACTGCAACGGTGCTGGTCGAGTTACCTCGCCCCATCGTATGCGCTGTTGGTGTGCATCGTATGCGCTTGGGTGTTGTGGTGTGTCTGTATCTGCTTACTATGCCTGTCTGGTGCTGTCCGTCCTGCTGTCCCTGCTACGCTGTACGTCTGTCTCTGTATGTGTTACTTGCTCTCATGTCGTAGGCTGTTGCGTTCGCTGGGTAAGTGTGTATGCCTCGGCTGGTGTTGTGGTGTGGCTGTGTCCCTTTACTATGCCAGTACGTCCTGCCCTCTGTTTGTACGTCACGCCGTCCGTCTGACGCTACGCCTTGCCTGCTCTCCTGTAGTCTCTCTCTCCCCTGTCTTTGACTGTTCGGGTCATTGTCGCCTTGCGTGGTTGCTCTGGCTGTCTGTGTTCCGTGGTACTGGCTGTTCGTCCTGATCTCCTCCGGTTGCTGGCTGCTGGGTCGATCCCCTCCTGGTTCTCAAGCTGTTTGCTCTCTTGGTGTTCAGGCTGTTGCGGTCGTGACTGCCTACAGTTTGCGCAGACTGTGACCCCTAGTGTTTTGGCCTGCCTTCTTTCTCTCCTCTCCTCTCCTCTCCTCTCCTCTCCTCTCCTCTCCTCTGTTAACACTGCAATCAGATTGCACTCGGAGTCTGTTCGGATTATTCCAATAAATCACCAACTTGCGCCCCAACTTGCGCGGGACTGATTAACGGCTGTAATCGCCTGCAATTCACGGTTACAATTAAAGACCTGGATAAATCTTTTGCCTTGGGTGTTTATTTTCAAAGATTTCCTCTTTTTAATTTGCTTATTGTGTCGATGGGTTGTATAGTTAAATCATAAGCACAAACAATAATACTTTTTTAAGGATTTGAACATGGGAATAATGGAAACTATCACGCTCGGAAGCCTTCCGCTTCATATCATGTACTACGATCCATTTGCTAAATGTTACCACGAACCCGGCAAGCATGTTGTTGTCGAACCGGCTGCGGTCGCTGACGTCAATCTATTCACTATGCCATGGTCTACTGATAAATGGGCGATATGGCGTCACTTGAGAATGGAACTGAATGGCGAAGTTTGGTCTATGGGTTGCTTACGAGCAGTAAAACATAAAACGCACAGTAAGGGTTTGTGGTTTCTCGGCGGGACAAACGAAAGCTCTCCTGGCTTCAAAACAATCTCAGGACTTATGGAATGGCTGAAAGATAAAGTAATAAAGCGCACCTGTTCTGACGGATCGGGCAGTTATACAGTGAGAATCGACCGAGCCCCCCGGCGCAACGAAATATGGATCGAGGAATAAATAACCTCTCGCCCTTGCGGTCTGCCAAGACTGTCAAGGGCTTAACTAACTTTATTTAATTAGGATTTGAACTATGACACAGAAGCAAAAAGAACATTCAAAGGAACTGCGGGACCGCTGGAACCGGGCCAAAACACTGTTGACAGATCAGAAAATCAGCGAGATTGACGCCATTATCCAGACGCATAACATGGGATCAATTTCACAAACTGGCTTTATGGTCGTATCTATGGAAATGAAACAACAGGGCTTTGACGGCATTCCATACCTTGACGCAAAGACATATCAGGGCTGGAAAGAAAACGGATTCCAGGTCCGCAAGGGCGAAAAGTCAAAGCTTGGCAGTATTACTTGGGTTGGTGTTGGCAAGAAAGAACCGACTCCCGAAGCACCAGACGGAAAGAACGGCTTTATCTTTCCAAAGTCTTATAACCTTTTCCATCGTTCGCAGGTTGACGCCATTGGATCGCCAGACGACAAGCCCACGAAGACACGAAGGCCCGCTGTTTCAACTGTAAAGCCACAATCAAACGCTAAATTTCTATCAATGGCAGATACTTTGACGGCTCAAATCGAAAACAAACAGCGACCAATGACGCAGAACCCAACACCCAAACGCAACCGCGAATATAATAGCCGTCTCTGGGAAGCTGGCAACCTTTCAAGCCTTCAAAAGCTCTTGCTGGCTATGTCTGATTGTATTGAAAAAGGCACGCTCCCCGAAGCATTGCAGGGCATTACAAAGAAGGCCGAACTTACAAAGCTGGTTTACAAAGGCGCCAGCAGCAACCAAGGCTATTATTCTTGTATACCTGACGAAAACTACTCTTTAGACACACCCGAAGCCCTAGCAGCTCAAGAACTTATAGCGGGCAACCGAGAAGAAGAAAGAAAGCAACGGGAAATCAACGAACTCGCAAAACTGAAACAGTCCTTGCTATTGCAGAAGATAGACGATTTCTTTCCAACGCCCGATGTTATCATTGAAAGAATGATTGCCCTTGCTGGCATTGAAGACAGCGATACAATTTTAGAACCCAGCGCCGGCATGGGTAATATTCTGGACTTCTTGCCAGAAAGAGCCGTTGCGGTAGAGCAAAACTACGATCTTTGTAATTACCTTGAGAAAACACACCCTGGGACTGCTGTTATACAAGGCGATTTCTTGGAGTTGAACGGTAATTTAGGCATGTTTGATAGAATCGTGATGAATCCACCGTTCAGCAGGGGCGCAGACATAAAGCACATCAAGCACGCTCTTGAGCACTTAAACGAAGGCGGCAAGCTCGTAAGCCTTTGCGCCAATGGACCAAGGCAGGCAAAAGAACTAATGCCGCTAGCTGATCTCTGGGAAGACTTGCCACAAGGCAGCTTCAAAGAGGCCGGAACTGGTGTTAATGTTGCGTTGTTGGTTATTCAGAACTAATATTTAATGTCCGGCTCTGCCAGCGTGGTAGGGTCAACCCAACTGGGGCGGTCTGTGTCCGCTAAAGCGCAGGCTGTCCCATGTATTTTGACTGTAAAGGAGACTGTAGCAATGATTAACTGGAAAATAGACAAAGAAGATTTACTTATTATCTCTGATATTGCCGACCGCGCCTTGGAATTAAATGTTGACGGTAGAAAGCAAACTATTGTTATGGATTTACAGGCTTGCCACACCAACGGATGCCCCTTACGCCTTAACGACTTGCTGGCTGCCGAGGCTTGCGACTTCCTGCATGATATTTGCGGTATCAATCACCACATTAACCGCGAGAACGGCAAACTTGAAGATTGCTTCTCTCCTCGCTTTTCAGCCTAGCTTTCACTCAATGGCCTGTCGCTTCTCTGGCGGGCTATTGTGTAATGGCTAACTGTAATTTGAAAGGACTGTAAGAATGCCAGAAATAGACGAAATCATCAAGAAAGCTGTAGCCCTTATCGAGGAAGCGGCGAAAGAAGAAGCATTAAAACCCGTGGATGGGTCTTTGTGCTGGGACTCAAAGACCGCAGACGAAACGCGGGCGTATTGCGTTAAACTACTTGAAGCAGCTCAGGCGGACGGCTTTTGTGGGTGTCTGCTCTGTCAATCATAACCAAAACGAAAGGACTGTAATGATAATCTGTTCATGCAACAACAAGAAATGTGCGGGCGTATGCCGCGAAACCCATTTAAACCGCAAAGACGGGTCACGCTGTCGGCAGGCTGTCGGGGACGATCCCAAGCCTAAGCGAAAGGCGCGAGATTGTGGCTTTGGCAGCCGTCTTAATATCCCTGCCAGGAGGTGACTTATGTTTTTAGATCAGCCAGAAATAGACTTTACCCTGGAACAGTGGCAGGACTGCCGAGACTTTTACTTGCGAACCAGCCAAGAATCGGGACTACCGGAACAGTTAATGTTTTCGTGCAGAGGTCGCGCGAGATTTGCCGCCGAGAATATCCGGCGTAGTGTGCGCGAGATTGATAAACTTAACGATGAATTTTATGAGCCAGCGTTTACAGGGGGCAGTCATGGATAAGCAAATCGGGTTTTATGTACTAATTGCTACTTTTAATGTTGTTGTTTTATACGCTGGAATATACAGCGTGAGAGGATAGAAATGAGTAATAATAAACTAATCAGGATCATCCAGACTGTAATCGTCGTACTTGTCGGCTGTGTTTCGCCGTCGTTTGCGCAGACTTTGTTTGTGACACGAAAGGCGCGAGACAATGGACAAAGTAATTAAATGGGAGATTATCCGCCTAGGCGCAACATTGATGCGTGCTGTGATAATTATAGCTGTCATCGCAGGGGCTTTACGTTACATCTGCGATAACGGCATACAGTCAATCTGCGAAACAATATGGTACGGAAGGAACGGCTAATGGGTAAAAAGAAAGAACCGAAGAAGGAAAGTGTAATTTATACTCGTTTTTCACCGCGCAGGCACGCCGACACCTGCGAAAGTCTCGATACACAGTTTGAATATTGCACTTCGCACTGTAAGCTGCACAACATGGCTGTCATCGGCAGTTATGAGGACGAAGCACTGTCGGGCGCGAATGCTGATAATCGTCCCGGCTTGCAGTCTGCGATTGAACACGCGATCCGCGCAAAGGCTTGTCTGGTGTTCTACTCACTCAGCAGGCTGGCGAGATCGACACGCGATGCTTTGCAGATCGCTGAACGGCTGACGAAGGGCAATGCTACGCTGTGTTCAGTCAAGGAGACTTTCGACACTTCGACCCCTATGGGGCAGTGTATGTTTACTGTTATGTCTGCTTTTAATGAGCTTGACCGGATGAAAATCTCTGAATGCACCTCGGACGCTATGCTTCGCCACCAAGCCAGTGGACGCAGGATGTCTGCCACTTTGCCGTATGGATGGAGAAAAGACCCTGACAACGACGCTAGGATGCTTCCTGACGAGCGTGAGCGCAAGATAATCGACAAGATAATGTTTCTGCGCGAGGAGCCAGAGGGAGAATGTCGCGCGTGGACACTCAGGGAGATTGCTGTTTATTTGGACGCAAAGGAAGGGTTCCACGCCCGACCGACTACCAAGATGTTCAAAGATAAGCCGGTGACAGTTAAGGGAAAATGGGCTTTCGGGACGATCAGAAGTATAATAAGGCGGGAGACGCAAGATATGTTTTAGCGTCCCCCGACTGGTCTGTTATAAGCCTACTTTTTTACGCAGTGAGCCGATTTTCTCGTACAATAACGCCTGTTCTTCGGGTGTCATTTCTTTCATAATGTCCGAGACAGCCACTTTGTGCGATTGGTACTTCTTGGCTACTACTCCGAGTTCGCTACGCTTCTTGATGTAACAGCCACCTGCTGCGATAGTCACCAGCCCCAGTCCGATCTCAATAAGACCAGCGTACGGGTTCACAGGGACGCTTACCGCGTTGACTGCCCTTGCCGTTTCCACCCCCTTTAGGAATGGACTGTTCCCCGTTTCGTCCTGCTGGAATACGTCATCGCATCCCGCCAGCATAAATGCCAGCACTAACAGTAAAATAATTCGCTTCATTCTTCGACTTTCCTTTCTTGTGGCGGAATTGCCACCTTTCTACGTTCGAGTATATTAACTTTCGGCCTGTTTTTCAAGGCTTCGATTTCGTCGATATAATGCTGATTAAGCTCGTCAAGTTCGTCAGTAGTAAATTTCCTGATCTGTTTCGCCAATATCAAGAGTTCGTCTATAGTTTCAAGATCGTACTTTTCCAGCATGAATACATAGTACCCCGGCCAGTTGCCTTTCAGGGTTACGTTGCAGTTGTAGCACTGGGCGTTTACGCACCTTTCGTCAAATAGGATTGTATTACGTCTTCCCGGTACGAAGTGGCCTGCCTGAGCGCAACCGATCCCGAACGCAGGGTAAGGCTTACCGCACGAACAGCATTTGACTGTATGCGGGCCTTGCGTTGTTGCTATTGCGTCCCTAAGCCTGATGAATTGCGAGAATGTTTTCCATGTTTTCTTTTTCCACCACGTTACTGTTATCTTTTTACGTTTTGCCATTGCGTTACCTCATCATGAAGAATGTTTTAGTTTTAGTTTGCGGATTTTCCGGCCATAGTTTCACAGCCAGCTTAATCAGTATTTTGCTTAACCATCGTCTTATTCGTTTCATGTAATCTCCATCCAGCCAATTCTAGGGTCTGTAAGCGCCTCGAAAGCCAACTCAAATATTTCTTCGGGGAAGCCTGTGCTGTCGGATAAGTCTTCGGCTGTCAAAGGCCCGTCGATGTCTGCCAGCGTTCCCCGCTGAACCTGCCTCGATGCAACCTGCACGATCAGCAGCCAAGCACAGAATATCTTTACATGCTCCGGGTTACGCAACAGCCTGCGGTACGATTTGCCGTCATGCTTATTCGGTATTCTTACCCAGCCCATTTTCATAGTGCTGCATCTTCGGCTCTGGGCGTTCTCGAAGTTCTCGTCCCAGTTCTTTATGCGGTACGTGTCGCTCATAGTTTCCTTTCCACGGTGCATATTGTGTCATTGTGCCATCCGCCATGTGCTACGAGCAGTATTTCTTCGATCTCGAAGCCGAGTGTTTTCCCAATGCCGCCGCTATTCCACCCACAAGTAAGGACTTTACCACCAGGCTTTACGATACGGGCAATCTCTTTCTTTAGCTTAGTCCAGTACGATGACTGAGTTGTTTGCATATTCACTGTCTTACCCAACTTCTTGTAGCACTCCGAGACTTGCCGAGGCGAATAAGGTGGGTCGAATAGCATCAAGTCACAGAAACCGTCGGGTTGTTCTCGTAAAAAATCAACAGCGTCTAAATGTCGGGACGCTTTTTTACTAAGGTCAAGGTCGTTGGTGTGTTGAGCGTAATACTTTCCGTTCGAGAAAGGGTCAACTGAAACCGTTGATTGATCTCGAAGCCGCATAACTAATTCGTGTATCGGCTTAATACTAAACGTGTCCTTGCTGGGCATTGCCCACGCTCTCGACATTGTTATTGGCTTTTTAATTCCGTAACTCGTTAAATCCTTCGCTTTAAACTTCATAATTTCAATCCTTTAAATAAATCTAGCATTATCAACAAGTGTCATCACCATCGCCGCTGTCGCTCCGGCCTGTAGCCATTTTCGCATGTCCTTAGCCTGTGGCGGTTTAATTACTCTAACGTGCCTTGCGTCTTCCTTGATGTCCTGAGCGAATGCCACCGCGCCATCTTGTCCCGGATAGTAGGCTGTTCCGTCCGGCTTGAACTTCGCTTCGTCCTTGTCTGAAACAATCACCACTGCTCGATCATAACCTTTTATTATGTCTTTGACGTATTGACTTCCAGCCCTGTTATTTGGCCTGCCTATCGCATCAAATCCGAGGTCTAGCATAGCAGCCGTGTCAGTTGCCCCTTCTGGCAGGAATAGGATATTATTGCTTTCAGCAAAAACTCCCAAAGGCCAGTAAAGGGCGTTCTTTGTCCCTGTAATGCTGAATTTCTTGCCCCGCTTCGGACGCATCCTGATACCAACGAAGCTGTTGTTTCCATCCCTAATAGGGAACGTGTAACATTTCCGAAAGAACCCTACTTGCAAACGAGCAAGCGACTCCATCGACAGCCCAAGCTCCTGCGACAGTTCTGACAGGTCTGGCAAGTTTTGCTGGCATTGGCTCACCAGCCGAAACCAGTTTGGTATTCGCTCCGGCACAAACTTCTTCGGCGGTAGTTTTGGCCTTTGCCTGCTTGGGTCTGCCGTCAGCTTATGCAACCAGCCTGCGCCAGAGTCACCTACTTGCTTAATTGATCCTTCACTAATCCTAGCACAAATCGCAGCCGTTCCGTCCGATTGCACTAAACACCAATCTCCTGAATTACAGACAGGACAAAGATTCGATTTTTTTACTCGCTCCCATCCATTTCTCATATGTAAGCCTTTTTAGTTTTTTTTGTCAGTGCTTTTTCTACAGACCAACCTCTTTTTATGCGTTCACGAAGCGTTGACACGTTGACGCCCATGATCTCTGACCATTCAGCTAGGCATTTTGTTTTACCTTTAAAGAGGAGCAATTTATTTGTGCTCATATTTCGGTTCTGTTCTTTTTTAGTTGACCATTTACAATTTTCAGGCAAATAACCCTTATCTCCTTTGATTCTGTCGATAGTCATACTATCTGGCCGTTCTCCCATGTCAGCCAAAAAGTTCTCGAATTTTTTCCATCTTTCGCAGATAGTAATGCCTCTACCTCCGTACCTGCTGTAACCTCTTGCTTTAGGGTTGTTGCAACGGCCATTCATATTTAACCATGTAGAATATGTCCTAGTAATTTTCCCTGCTACGGAGTGTCCGTGAACCTTACGTCCTCCTTCACGGCTTAAGCACCCACAACTTTTCGTATGTCCGTTTTTTAGATGAGGGCGTTGAGCAATTGACATTTCTCCGCATTCACATTCGCATTTATACAACATTGCTCTGTGCTTAGAGCGTCCTGCGAACTCAATTACCGTCAATCTGTGATACTTCTTGCCTATCATGGGGTCTGTTGCCATTTGTCTATCTCCAATAGAAAAAGCCAGAGCAGGGCTGCGAAGCAGTACGGCGGAATTGCCGGAATGCACCCTGTCTGGCTTTGGTATATTGGTTTTTACTGCTTCGCATATCACTATAATCGTCCTTTTCGGTTAAAAGTCAAGATAAATATTTATTTCTTTCCAATAAAGAAGTCCATAGATTTCCACTCGGTCGGGCAACGCCAATGGTTTGCAGCCAGCTTGGTTATCATATCGCCAGCATCTTTAAATGTTATGGTTGACGAGTCGATACCTGCCTTGCGCAGACATCGTGCCTGCTTGTACGTCGCCTTGCCCTGTTTCTGGCGTTCCCGAAGCTCTTTTATAGTCTGCTTGGCGTGTGTATAGCCCATCCCGTTAAAGTCAACGCCTTTATGCTTGAGGTACTCAAGCTGTTTCTGCGTCGGCGGTTTTTCTTTGTTCCATGACTGTTCCCTGATCGGGTTTATGTCCAGAACGTCAAACGGGTTTATCTTGGCCTTGCTGAAAGTCGTCCGAAGCAAAATGCGGTCACGGAAAACAGCTTCTTCCCGCATCGCTTGGTTTCGTGCAAATTCGTGCATAGCCTGTTGCAATTCAGACGCAACATCAGCAGGTTTGCCCGATGCAGCCGAGTTTTCAGCGGCGTTCTTAGCAGCCAACTCAACCACTTCGTCCGTATAGTCACCACCGAGTATGTCAGCGGTCGTAATCAGCTTGTGACGGCCTGCATTGCCTACGAAGTCGATGACCTCAACAGTCGGCTTCTTACTTCGCAGTATGCCCTCTCTGCGTTTGTCAGCGTCTTCGTACAGGTCAACTATTCCCGGCAAAGGTCTTGTGCCTCTGCCAACCATCTGCGTAAACAGCGGCCTGCTCTTTGTCGGCCTCGCCAGAACAACACACTGGATTCCAGGATCGTCAAAACCTTCTGTCGCCACTCCAACATTTACAAGGTACTGGAATTTGTTTACTGCGTAATCAGCAAACATCCCTCTGCGCGTCTCTTTCGGCGTTGAACCACAAACGAATCTTGCACTGTCAGGCTTGTGCCTGTTCAGGATTTCCGTCAACCGTTCAGCCTGTACCACCGAAGCGGCAAACATCAACGTCTTTCTGTCGCCGGTCATCTTTACTGTCGGGTCTGCAATGGCGTGCAGGTTTTCTTCAAACTCTAAAACCTTTGCCAGTTCCTTGCCGTTCAGGTCGCCCATCTGTGACTTGATAGCCGAATAGTCCAACCCGTCCACAAATACCGAACTCTGCTCGATTGGCACAAGCCAGCCATCGTCAATTCCGTCTTTGATGTCGTAGGCGTAGGCTACTTTTTCAAAACGCTTACCCATTGCTTTGCCGTCATGCCTGTCAGGGGTCGCAGTCAAGCCAAGAATCTTTAAATCTGGGTTCGCAGTGTACCAATCTATTACTTTCCCGTATGAATCCGATATGGCGTGATGGCACTCGTCAACTACAACAAGCGAAAAATCTTTCGGGTCAAACCGCGTCATCCTGCCACCCTCACGCCCTGCTGTTTGCGTCTGGATAGAAGAAACGATAACTTTCGATTTATGCCACCCGCCAGTAGCCCATTCATCGCCCATTTCAACGTCCGGCATGACCCCTGTTATGTCTTCGATTGCTGTACCTGCCTGCCTTATCAGTTCTTCGCGGTGAGCAAGCCATAGTACGCGACCCTTTTTAATGTAATAATCGACCACGTTTGCCCCGTAATAGGTCTTGCCTAATCCGGTCGCCATGACGCATAAAACTGATTTTACTTCTTCAAACGATTTGATTGTTTCGTCATAAGCTTCTACTTGGTACGGCCTCATTCCCATCAGACTGCCCCCACTTTGCATTTACCGTCGAGGTGGTCTATTTCGTGCTGGATTATTCTGGCTCGCTTTCCACCGTAATACAAATCCCCAGCGTAGTTCATGCTAGATACGTTTACTTCCAATGCTCTCACTATCTTAGCTGATTCTCCGGGGTACGAAAGGCAATATTCCCTTTTAAGTAATGACTTGAATGACCTAGTTTCAATTACCGGATTGACAAACACCCTGAATCCTCCCCTATCCTTGAAAACAATAATCCGTTTCAAGTACCCTGCCTGCGGCGCTGCCAGCCCCACGCCAGTCTTGCTGTTTATAAGAATGTGCATCATGTCCCTGATGATGGCAGATACATCCTCGCCGTCTGCAACAGGCTCACAGACCTTTGTCAATATGTCGTTTGGTGCTATTACCAGCTGTGCGGTAACTCGGTTTCGTCGTTTTCTCATTGGTTTAGTCCTTAAAAAGTTTCATGCTCACAATATTAACCACAATCAAGATTGGATGAATAGTAAGTGCCACCCAATGAATCCCTGAACTGCCGTATACTAAGATGCAGCAAACAGAAAAGGCTATCATAATTCCAGAGAATATAATCATATACATTTCAGCTTTCATAGCAATTTACCCTTTCATTTCAGCAGGAACGCCGTTTTCATAGGTCATTTCGTTAATGAATCCGGTGCTGTTGCAGAGTTGACATTCCTGGTTATTTACATCGCCACCGCAATAGCAACAGACTGCATACGGCAGTGTGAAGCGGAGGTTTCGCCGGAAGTTGGCAAGGTCGGCTTTAAGCTGGTCAACTTTGCAGTTGCAGTACAGCGGATCGTTCTTGGCCTGTGCTTCTTTGACTGTTTTGAAAACATCGCTGACAGTTCTAATGAGTTCCCTGATCTCAGGCCGTCTGTTGAAAACTGCTTCAAGGTGTTCCGGTACTGGCTTTCCAACTTCGTCTGTTACTGCGATCTTCTCTGGTTCAGGTTCTTCTGGGCTTTCATCGTAAGCACCGTGTTCAAATGCTTCCGGCGTTTGCTCTTTTGGTTCCGTCTGTTTGCGTATTTTGCTGATGTAGTTCGCAGTAGTTCCAATCCACTTCGCCAGTTCGTCGTCTGTCACCTTTGACCATTCTGGGTCGGGGAAAACAGTCTCGATCAGCATTGCTTTCACATCACCTATTGCCCTGCGGAGTCCGTGCTTCTGGTTTGCTTGCAGTGACTTCCAGATTGCTTCCCGTTTTGTTCCGGTTGTGACTTCGACTTCTATTACAGTCTTCTTGAGTTTCCGCATGGCATGAAGCCTATGGAATCCATCCGTCAACCAATACGCCTTGCCGTCAAATGTCGCCTCTATCGGCGGGAAATCCGAGTTTCCCATTGCATACGAATACTGCATAACTGTATTGTCGCAGATCACAACCCGCTGTTGTGTACCCCCGTCTATCCGAATATCTGCTAGTGCTATTTGCTTTAACATTACTTCCCTTTCAGTTGTGTTTAAATTATCATATAGACTGTTCAGGCCCGGATTACGTTATGAGACGCAACGCCTAGTTACCATGAGCGAAGACCTGAACAGTGAGGCCGGTGTTTTTATTGTCCCCTCCACCGCCGGCTGGGAGGGATTTAAGAAAGGTACTAACTATTTTTTTCGTCAAACAAGTCTCTGACTTCAAGCTGCTGGTCGTCGTTCAGTTCCCAGTACGACTTGCCGAAACAGAGCATTGCAAGGTGGTCGTATTTCATTCTTATTTCCTACAGTCAACCCTACTGGGCGTGATACCCGCCTATCCCACTGCAACGCTCCCACAAGCAAAAAACTCACCAATGCGTTTCCAGCGTCGACTGAAAGTTTCTATTTCTTTACCATGCCGTCTTCGATAACAATGCCGCCTTCGCCTTCAATTCTCTCCACCCAGACTTGGAAGTCCTTCTCGGCAGTCATTTCTTCAATGACTTTCAGGCTATCACTGTCCAGATCGTTGCCGTTCATCAGGATCACCCGAAGTTCGGGGTTCTCTGCCATCGCAATCCCCAAGCCAACACGAAGCTGTTCTGCGCCGTTTACTTGCGACAGGGGTATTTTCCCCATGATAACGCAGTCGTCTGTCACGGACAGCCCTGCAAGCGGCATTTTCGCTTCTGACAGGCGTTTGGCCTTTTTCAGTTCCAGGGCTTTCGCATCTTGGCCGAGTTTTCGCCATTCGTCTGCCTTGGCTTCGGACTGCTTGGTTAGGTCGGCTTTCTGTTTTTTCAGCCGGACGTTTACGTTTGTTTTCTCTGAGCCGTCTATGGTCAACTGGACAGGGGCGGGGTCTTTCGATTCCATGCCTTCATGTTCGGAGGTGGCTGCTTCGATACGTTCCTGTTTCGTCACAATAGCCGCTTTACCTACTTCCAAGTTTTTCGTCGCAATAGCTAGTTCTGCCTTAAGTTCTTCAATGGCGTTGACTGAGCTTTGTGCTTCATTTCTCATAGCGTGAAGCACGTCCCGTTCGGTATTAAGACTAATGCACTTTTCCATGATCGCCTTATTGTGTTCGTCTATCTCTTGCAACTGCTTAACCAACTCAACAACCGAAACTTCTTCGTCCGGCGTATCGTCCGCAACAGCAATCCGGTCAGCCTCATGCTCAAGCCGTTCCTTGTCCTTGCGAACGTCTGCACGAACCTGCTTCACGCCAGCAATGTCAGCGTCAATGTCAGCAAAGTCCAGACCAGCCAGCTTCATCAGCATCAACCGCTGTTCCTTCTTGCCAGCTTCCGTGTCGCCCATAGCAATAAACTTCATGGGGTCAAAGGCTATTGAGCCTTTTATCTTGTCGAGCAACTTCTGCGGGGAGTTCGCCGTTGAAGTCATACCGTCTTGGCTCTTTCCTGTGATCGTGACAGACCCACCGCCGCCCTCAGTAAACGTACGCTTGATAATCCAGTTCTCCGTAGTAATGGAGATTTCCGCGTGATCTTCACCGTCACGAATCGGCTTTTCAGGGATGTACTTCTTCCCGCAAAGGACAGCAATTATTCCGTCTATAATGCTCGACTTGCCAGCGCCGTTCTTGCCAGTTATCAGGACAGTATTGCCCGACGGTGTAATTTCTATCGCTTCAATACGCTTGAAGTTTTCCATTTTAAGTGATACGATCTTCATTTGCTACCTTTCAGTTTGGGTTACTACTTTTAGTTAAAATGACTGTCGATAGATTCTACACCTATTTCGACATTTCCTTTTGGCCTCTCTAACGACTCAAATCCAGCCGTAAACTTGTTTGACGGCTTCGTTCGCGTGTACTCAACTTTACTGCCCTTGACAGGCCCATGCCCCTTACAGTAGACTGTCAGAGCCTTCTTGCGTGTGGCACACAACTGTTGCAGGACAACCAGACTGTCAACAAACGCTTTCGGGTCGTCTGCGATTTCCTTTGCTTCCATGCTGGCGTATTCGCAGAAGTTTATTACATCGCACCATAGGCACGCATCAGGCAAGGGCCAAGCGTCTTTACAGCCAGACTGGAACACCAACGCCGCTTCTTTGATCTGTCCCATTAGCGACACTTCCGTTGTCAGCCCTACCAGCCGTGGGTGTTCCTCGTTGCGCTCAAACTTGGCGTATGATCGTGTACCCCACATGGTTTCCATGTACCAAAAGTGGACTGTGTTTATCTCCTTGTACTCTGACTGGGAAAACAGCAGTTCGGCGATAAATCTTGCCTGAAACGAAGTCAAGGTTTCTGTGTTCGACCTGCGTTTAAAACCAGTCTTCCAGTCGTGAACATGCAAGCTGTCAATGCCTGAGCCAAGCAGGTCCAGTCTGGTCGTGCCGATGATCGCAGGCGTAGTTTCTGTCTCAGGAATAATTATCATCGAAATCTGTATCTCAGAGCCGATGATAGAAACGTGGTAGTCTGCCAGCATATCAGCAACGTGCCTTGCGTGCAGAACTGCCATCGCAGAAATATTTGGCTTGATGCTCGGCAAGTTATCCACGAACCAGGCAGGTACGATCTGCAAGTCATTCTTACAGGCTTCCAGTGCCTTGTCAATCAGGTCGTGTATCTCAATGCCGCACTCTGCCAGCCTACCCATAGTTGACTGTTTTGCGCACTTGCTCATGGCTTCAATCAACGCAGGGTCAGCATCGTCAAGTATCTTCTGTTCCCAGTCGTGGACTTGATAATCGGTTGCCTTGGCTTTCAGTGCGTCCCAGATGATCGACAAATAGCACTGCAAAGGGCAAGTCGCCGCCTGCTCAAGTCTGGTTCTGTCGAGGATTATCGGCGTAAATTTCGGTTTGGTCGGTTCCATT